ATGCTATTCCGTTCATATTGTGTTTCTTATTCAAGGGTATTTGCCTTGCAAATTTACAGTACACCGATTACAACACTAGGATTCAGTTTTTGCAATTGTTGGACTGGGAGAAAGATGTGGAGCAGCCCATTAAGTTCAAGAAGGGTGATGTAAGGGAAGACGGCAAAATATTTTGGGCTTATGAGGGAAAAGTGTGTCTTAGACGTCCTGTTTGGTTAACTCCAGAATCATTTGCAAAAATGGAGAGAAGTGTAAAGTCCAGAAATAAGAGACATTTAGAAAGATACAAAGAGGAGCAGAGCAAATTGCCTCCAGAACAAAGAAACTATAGAGGAAAATTTATACCTGAAACCGGACTGTATTTTGCTTATGTTAGCACAAGTGGCAAAGCGGTTTATAAAACTGCCGAAGAATACAAAGCTTGGATATTCAAACTTAGAAAAACCTGCCGCAATTATCATAGTCGTTGCAAGAAATTACCGCCACCATCTTGTGTAGTTGGTGATCGTCATCCAACTAATCCTAATTTGTATGTACGCAGAATTTATGGTCATAAAGTTTTTTATGGCACATATGAAGAGGCGCAAAGATGCATCAAGGCCGCACAAGAAAGAAACATCAAGCATAAGCTCAAAAATAGAATTAAAATCAAGGAAAGGTGTAATGAACTCAGGAATGAAAGGTTAAAGCATACGATTGACAATCCTGAATTACGTAGGAAGAGAGGGGATATAGATCCTGTTCTAGGCAGAGTATTTTGGGAATATTCTCATTGTGGATTTGAAAGGTGGGTTAGCAAAGAAAAATATGACGAGAAGATTGCTAAGAGGAGGATAGCTCATTTGAAAAGGACTGAGAAAAAAAATAAAAGTTAAAAATGTTTATTTCTTCGCAATGCATATAATTTTATAATTATTGCGAGGAATAAAATGATAGAGTTACCGTTGGATCAGGAAATTCTTAATGCAGCAAAAGATAAAGCTATAGCACAAGGAAGTAACCGAACTTCTTTTATGCGTGGCAAGGGAAATTATGTTGGTTATGTAGGTGAGTATGCTGTAAAGAAAGCTTTGGGTATTCCCTTTGAGCCTTCTACAAGAGATTATGATTTTATTTTGAATGAAAAGCGTTATGACGTTAAGTCTAAGAAGACAAGCGTTATTCCGAAGATGACTTATGATGCGAGCATCTGCAAATTTAGCAAAGCGCAAGAATGTGACTTTTACATTTTTTGCAGGGTTTATTTTCCAATCAAAGACGCTGGTCCCGAAAAAGTATTTGTAATGTCGTATTATCCTAAGAGTGATTACATGGCGGAGGCCAAGTTTCTACAGAAGGGTGAATACGATCCATCTAACAGGTATTCGGTTATGGAAGACTGTTACAACTTGAGGTATGACCAGTTGAAATGTGCTAAGGAAATATTTGGAGAAGTATGTTGTTTAGGTTAAAACCTGAAATGTTGATAGTTAGGGGTGAGACATTTGAAAGTGCCCCCAAGTACGGCAGATCATTTTCTTGTCACTGGATGAGGAGTTGGTATTGGAGTTGGACCAAGATATTTAATTACAATGACAATTTTTGTTATTGTTGGGGCAGCAAAACGATGTCGCAGTACACTTGGTATGGTATAAGGCATGATAAGAGCAAGGTGTGATGCTAATTTAACAGGCGTACCATTGGACAGGGCGACTCCGTTTTCTCTTTATAGATTCGGGCTGAATTATTCGCAATTATTAACTAATAGTAAGGTTTTTGGTGATAGCTCTGGTAGTAACTTTAAAGGCTATTCTTGTTCACATTCTTGGAAGCAAATTTCATTTAGACATGTTGGCAGTATATTTGGTAGGCAGCCTGAAAGCAATATTAAATTAATAGTCAATAATTAATATTTTTAAATACATACCAATATAGTCCCGATATAGTGGAGTTGGTATGCCTACGTGTATTACGCTTAATAGTAATGTAGATTTTACAGTAACGTCCTTGAGTGCTCCTCAGGATGGATACAGTATTTCGATTGCGCAAGCAACTCCAACACCTACTCCTACTGATACGTCAGCGCCAGTTGCAACACCTACGCCAACACCATCGCCGACACCGGCAGCTTCTTTTAGCACTGATGCTTGTTCCCCAAGTAGTCCAACGGGTTATGGTTCTGGATTTACAATGTCGATAACTTTCCAATCATCAAATGCTGGCGATCCAACAAGTTATGTTTGGTTCCAACTAGATCAAGCAAATAGATTACTGCACATCGACAACGCAGTAGATATGGGATTAGACAGTGCCGGATTGGTAAGAGCTGCTTTCTTCTCGAATGATCCGGGATGCCCGGGGCCAAGTAATCCAGTAGGAACACAAGCTCTCAAGTACAGTGATCTTACAGGTGCTGGTAAAGATTTAGCTAGTGTAACTTTGGTTGGACTGGCATATACGACATCCACAGTTGGCGGAGGACCCGGACCTTATACGGTATGGTTTGAATGATATGTAGGGTTTTTTGATTCTTTAAAATTTAACCATGGGTTTTAAAAATGAGTAATAAAAGCGAAGCGTCCCCTGTAATTTTTGCTTTATCTACACAGCCTACCGTTGTATTTGACGTTATTTGCAATGGAACTGTAAGTGTAAATTTGACGGTGGCTGGTGGAAGTGCATCTCCAGCAATTGTTCAGTTGAATGGTGCCACACAAGGTACTGTAACAGCAGGAAATACGCAGACAGTAAATTTTGCAGCAGTCAACGGGGATAGTGTAACTGTTTTGACAAATAGTGGTGTATATGTTTCTCCTAGTGATATTGCCGGCACAGTAGAGTTTATTGCTGCCGCAACGCCAACGCCTACTGCTCCTCCCAATCCAACATCTACGCCTGCACCTACCGGAGCTGGCGGTAGTCTATTTGTTGCTGGATATGCTGGATATGGGCAGATTGATTTGGATTTAGATAGTGGATATGTTTCGCTGCTTACACAGTCTGGTATAGATACAACTTGGCAAAAAGTTGCTGGCGGATATACCAAATACATGTTTGCACAAAAGAATGATAACACATGGTGGTTTACAGGATATAACCAATATGGAATGTCAGGAAATTCAGATACAACGGATAGAAGTAGTTTTGTTCAGTTTAGCACGGACACAGATTGGCTAGAAGTTTATCCAGATACATATTCTGTATTTGCCAAAAAGTCAAATGGATCTTTGTGGTCATGGGGTTCAGCTACCACGGCTTATAATGCTCAAATATCTGGAATTAGTTATAGCAGTCCGGTACAAGTTATTGCTGGTACATTCAATTCAATTTCTTTGTACCTTGGTGGACTAGCCGTATTTAGTGATAATAATGTTTATGCATGGGGCACAAACAGCGCATATAGATTTACTGATATTATTGCTCCCGGTGGTTTTGGAGAATATTTATCTTCGCCTGTACAAATTTTAAGTGGCGGTGATTGGTCCAAGGTAGCTCTAAATAATAGTCATAGTGCATTTTTGAAAACCAATGGTACTCTGTGGGCCATGGGCGATAATTCGACTGGACAATTGGGACAAAATAATACTGATGACACGTCAAGTCCTGTTCAGGTAGGTTCTGATACTACTTGGACTCAAGTTTATGCCGGATATTTTTCAACATACGGATTAAAAAGTGACAATACTTTATGGGCTTGGGGATATAACTATGAAGGTCAATTTGGCAATTTAGAAAGTGGAAACTATTATAGCAGTCCTATTCAGGTCTTAGGTAATATTAATTGGCAATTTGTTAATGTAGGACATAAATTTGTCACCGGCATAGATAATGCTGGGCAACTATGGAGATGGGGTTATAACAGTTACTATAACTTAGCTGATGGCACTTTTGATCCAATGAGTAGCCCAGTACAGGTATCTATTCCAGCAGCAAATTGGTTATCGGTCGCATCGGGTTACGGATTTGTGTTTGGAGTTGGAGACACTAATGTTCCTACTCCTACAACAACAACAAGCCCTATTCCAACTGATACGCCGACACCAACACCTTCACCGAGTCCTAGCGAATCGCCTAGTCCAACACCAAGTGACAGTCCTAGTCCAACACCGTCACCAACACCTAGTGATAGTCCTAGTCCAACACCAAGTGACAGTCCTAGTCCGACACCGTCACCGAGTCCTAGCGAATCACCTAGTCCAACACCAAGTGATAGTCCTAGTCCGACACCGTCACCAACACCTAGTGATAGTCCTAGTCCGACACCTTCGCCGAGTCCTAGTGAATCACCGGTGCCAACTGGTACTCCAATTCCGACGAATTTGCCGACTGCAACAGAGACGCCCAGTCCTACTGTAAGTCCTGATCCAACTTCCACGCCATCGCCAACACCAAGTGATAGTCCTAGTCCAACACCAAGTGATAGTCCTAGTCCGACACCTTCGCCGAGTCCTAGTGAATCACCTAGTCCTACGCCAAGTGATAGTCCTAGTCCGACACCGTCACCGAGTCCTAGTGAATCACCGGTGCCAACTGGTACTCCAATTCCGACGAATTTGCCGACTGCAACAGAGACGCCCAGTCCTACTGTAAGTCCTGATCCAACTTCCACGCCATCGCCAACACCAAGTGATAGTCCTAGTCCGACACCGTCACCGAGTCCTAGTGAATCACCTAGTCCTACGCCAAGTGATAGTCCTAGTCCGACACCTTCGCCGAGTCCTAGTGAATCACCTAGTCCAACACCTTCGCCGAGTCCTAGTGAATCACCTAGTCCAACACCAAGTGATAGTCCTAGTCCAACACCTTCACCGAGTCCTAGCGAATCACCTAGTCCAACACCAAGTGATAGTCCTAGTCCGACACCGTCACCGAGTCCTAGTGAATCACCTAGTCCTACGCCAAGTGATAGTCCTAGTCCGACACCGTCACCAACACCATCTGCCACACCGAGCCCTATAGTCCTTAGTCCTTCTGTTTTGAGTCTGATGCAGGTAGGCGAGTTATTTAGTGAGACTATATCTGCTACTGGAGGAACACCGCCTTATACGTATGCTGTTACATCTGGTGTATTGCCGAGTGGATTGTCATTGAATTCTCTTACTGGGGTTATAAGCGGAACGCCGACAACTGCAGGCGCTTATGGATTTACAATAACAGCAACTGACAGTGTTTTAGATACAGGAAGCACCACTTATACAGGCATAGTAGCTGGGCCAACTATTGACGTTGTAACACAGACAAACTTTATAACTACTCCAGTGGTAGTTCCCGGATCCGGATTTGCCTTTACAAATATCGGCACTGGACTTGGAAATCTTTATTTGCAATTTGCACAAACTAATTCCAAGCCTCAAAGTGTTGAGGTAACAACAAGAAATGGTTCTTCAAATATTATTCGTGTAAATGTAAACAGCATAAATTATCAGGTAAATCCCGGCGAAAACTTAGCCAGAACATTTGTGATTCCTTTCATGGGATTAATGACGATAAGCAGTCTGGTGACAGCAACTTATGTGGCTGGAAGTGTAACTGGAGAAGTTTATGTAGCAGGTTCAGATAATTGTTTGTACACTTTACATTTAACGCCAGCCGATAGAGCTGTTGAGGGAGACGAAGGCAGCTTGGACACCTCTGTAATTAATGGCAGAAGTATACAGAGGACAGGCTATTTTACTATTACAGAGAATGTAACGCAGGTAAAAGTTATGGAAATAAAAGATGAAGGATGTATAAATACACAAATACAACAATTACCAGAAGTAATACCGTTGGTTTGTTCTGGATATCCTAAAGGTTAAGGTGTAAAATGTCAATAAGTCCTATTTTTGTATGTGGTAATAATGCTTACGGACAGTTAGGTTTAAACGATAGTGTAGATCGTTATAGTCCAACGCAATTTTTAAGTGATAAGAATTGGGCAAAGGTTTTAGTAGGATCGCAATTTTTTTGTGGTATTACTGATACTGGGGACATGTGGGTTTGCGGCAAAAACAGTTCCGGCCAGTTGTGTCAAAATGATACCGTATCTAGATCTAGCATAGTTCAATTTGGCCCATCAGGTGTTTGGCAAGATGTTACAAATGAATCTGACATAATAATTGCTTTACGAAAAGACGGAACGCTTTGGTCTTCTGCTGGCTTCGATCAATATGGTACAAGCGCATACCCAGTTCCGCCAAATCCCCCCCTGTCCTCAGTAATTCAGATTGGTGCTGAAAATGACTGGACACGTATTGCTCAGAGCAACATGGGTAAATGTACATTTGCTTGGAGAGGCAGTAATTTATATGGATGGGGATACAATGAATCCGGTAATTTGGGTGTAGGCACGGTAATAAATTACTCAAGTCCTGTGTTGATCGATTCTTCAGGAACTTGGAGTATGATTCATTCGAGTGGAAACTACGGTTTTTTCAACTACAGTATGGGTGTAAAAACTGATGGCACTTTATGGGCAGCAGGGGGGCTAGGTTATACTGCTGTTCTTGGAACTGGGGACTTGACAGCTGTTAGTTCGTGGACACAGGTAGGGAATGATACAAATTGGAGTTCTGTTGCTTGTGCTCTGGATTTCACTGTGGCTCTTAAAAAAGACGGAACATTATGGGCTTGGGGCTATAGAATAGAAATAGTTCCTAATGAAGGTTCCGATTTTTCTAGTCCAGTTCAAGTAGGACGAAGAAATAATTGGGTTGAAATTAGCGCAGGGCTTTCTACTGTTAGGGCGTTGAAAAATGATAATACTTTGTGGGTTGGTAAAGCTAATGTAAGTGGAGTTTTTGGTACTGGTTCTCTTGAACCATATAAGGTGAGTTTTCCTACACAAATAAATTCCAATGCCTTTTGGAATTCTCCAATAGGCGGTACTGGTGCTGCTATGTTTGGTGTAAAAATGGCTGATGGCCCAACACCGACACAAACACCTACTCCACCACCACCAACGGCAACCCCAGCACCGTGGCCAAGCTCAATTCCATCAACAGGGCAACTAGGTTGCATGGGAAGGCAGTCAAGTGGGGATTTTGGCAATAACACTCCTCGTGGAAACTATGGTTCTTTAGTAACCACAACTGCAAACGATTGGAAAAGTATTGCAACTGGAAATGATGATAGATCATATGCTAAGAAATCAGATAATACTTGGTGGTGTACTGGTTATAATTTTAATGGAGTTTTGGGAATAGGCATTGGTTCAAGTGTTGATTCTATAAGTAATTTTGTGCAATTTAGCCCTGATACAGATTGGACTAACATTTATTATGATTGGTATATCGGAGCTGGCACAAAAACAGATGGATCGTTGTGGACTTGGGGTACTGGAGGACTTAATGCTTACAATGGAAATATTTATTTGGAAAATACAAGTAGTCCTACACAATTAATATCTAGTGGAGTTATTTGGGTTGCAATTGGCGCAGGTGGAATGGCTATAAAAAATGACAACAGTATTTACGCTTGGGGTCCTCCAGCGGCAAAGTTAGGAACTACAGAGGTTTTATCGTCTCCAACGCAAATTTTTACTCCCGGCGTTTGGGCCAAATGTGCTATGACTCCTGATACATTATGGGGCAACCCAACGGATAACAGTGTGCTAATACGAACTGATGGCACATTATGGACATGTGGAGCAAATTCTTATGGACAATTAGGTGTAAATAATACAATATCTGTTTCATCTCCTGTGCAAGTAGGAACAGAATCAACATGGACTCAATGTTGGGTTGGATATTATTCCACATTTGGTTTGAAGGCAGATAACACCTTGTGGTGCTGGGGTTACAATTATCAAGGTGTATTTGGAAATTTACAATCAGACAATTCTTTTAGTAGCCCTGTGCAAGTATTAGGCAACGTCGATTATGATAAAATCGTAGTAAATATAGATTATGTGGCGGCTATAGATAAAAGCAAAAATTTGTGGGTTTGGGGCAACAACAATTATCAGCAATTTGGATTAGGTGAGGGAATTGATACTTGTTTTAGCAGTCCTACTCAAGCTACTTGGTTGGGCAAAGGCTATCTTGATGTAGGCATACCTTATTTTTCTATACAGGGAATAGTTTTCCCTGCGTTAAGTCCTACACCCACAGGGTTGCCAGCTACAGCTACACCGACACCAACGCCTAGTGGCACGCCAGCGCCGACACCTAGTCCAACACCGACATTACCTGTTGTAACCAACATAAACTTCTTGGCGACTGAAAATGGTGCGACATTAGACAGTGCAATAGTCAATGTAGGCAATGTCGATGCTTCTTACTTTGGGCCTAACGGTTATAATTTGAGCATGAATACAGCCGCAGGTTATACTGCAATTGGCACATTATTCACAAACAATAGTAACACTAATAATATTAAAAGAAGCGTTAAGAATTTTACTTCGGCTTCAACTTTTACAGGACGTGGATCATATGCAGCGCCTTTTAATATGGTTGTAGATTTAGGTCAGATAAGAACATTCAATCAGCTTCGGGCCTATCAATCCCAAGGCAATGGCAGATGTACTGCGATTGCGCTCGATATTTCGTCTGATGGCAATCTCAATTCTTATTCATCGCCAAATTGGACACAGGCTTGTCCATACATAAAAGTAGAAAATCTTGTATCTGGCTATTTTGCAAACTTCCCCGATACTACTGCAAGATATATAAGATTAAGATTGTATAATGATGGGACTATTGGCGGAGCCCCTTACACACAACTATATAATGCAAAGTTATTTTATGTTCCCCAAGATAGAGCAAATTTTGCAGCAATTGATAATGGTGCAACTCTTGGAGGTGCTATAGTTGGAGGTGGCAATGTTAGTAGCAATTACTATGGGCCTAGCGGTTTTAATTTGAGCATGAATACAGCCGCAAACTACACTGCTCCTCAATGTTTGTTCACAAATAGCAACAACACAAACACCATTGCCAGAAGCATTAAAAAAAATGGCTTTGCATCGACATTTTATGGCAAAGGTTCTGCTGGTAGTCCGTTCTATATCGTGGTAGATTTGGGTCAAGAAAGAACCTTCAATCAGGCAAGATATTATCAAACTTTTGAATCTGCCAAAACAACCCATGCTGCACTTGATATTTCTTCTGATGGTAATCTCAATACTTATTCTTCACCAAACTGGACACAGGTTTCTAGTTATACTGTATTGGATAACAGCAACACTTCTGCTGGTGTTGCTGCAAACTTCCCTGATACTACTGCAAGATATATAAGATTGAGAATATACAATGATGGCAGATATAAAGGCGCTGCTTATACACAATTTTACAACTTCAAGTTGTTTTATACTGTGCCTGCACCTGCTGTTGCTGTGCCTTATGCTTTGAATATGCGATACTCAACATTAACCGCCACAGCCTTGGCTGTGGCACCGCCAGTGTATGAGGACGGCGTCGAGTTTAACAGTGATGCAGGAACCGACATAGAATTAATGATTCAGTTTTTACAGGATAGTCCTAATCCCAAACAGTGGTTTATCGAATTAACTAATGACAGTCTAGTTAACATGTTAATTACTATCGGAAGCTATGTCTATGTTGTAGAACCATCTAATTATTTTAGCATCACGACTATGATGCCATTTGGTCAGAAAATAACAGTTCAAAGTGCCTCTAATTCTGATTTTACCACTAGTTCTGTGTTTGGCAAGGTTTTATCTCTGCCAACTCCCGATCCTACGCCAACTGAGTATGTAAAATTACAGCCAAATTTAATTGCTGCCGAAGGCTCTCCCGGCAGTGTTGACACAAGTTTGTTGAATGGTCAGAGCATTCAGCAAACAGCTTATTTGACAATTACGCAAGACTTTAATCAAGTAAAGGTTATGGAATTGCCAAATGGCGCACCAATTGACCAATCTATACAGCAATTGCCACAGGTAATACCGTTGGTTTGTTCTGGTTATCCACAAGGTTGATATTTGCAAAATATTTTTGTATGTTTTCCAAATGGTTCCAATAAATACTTTGGAGAAATAATATGACTGATATATCATTATTTGCATGTGGCGATAACCAAAATGGCCAATTGGGTTTAAATGACCGCAATAATAGAAGCACGTTTATTCAGATTGGTGCCGAAGGAGATCATAATTGGAGGCAAGTGCCACAACAAGGAAGCACAGAATGTGCAACCGTTGCTATTGATGGAAATGGAAATATTTGGACATGGGGAAGAGGTCAATTTGGAACACATGGAAATAATTTTAGTGATGGCGGAATTAGTTCGCCTTCTCAGCTAACAACATCTGGAGATTGGGCTTCTTTTTATGCCGCACCTTACACCGTATATGCTTTAAAAAATACTGGTAAATTATGGGGATGGGGTCGTAATAGTTATGGACAGCTAGGGCAGGATAATTACATAGATTTCAGCAGTCCAATTCAAATTGCAGCCGATAAAAATTGGATTTATATTTTCGGTGCAGATAAAACTTTTTTTGGCATTGATGATAATGAGGATTTATGGGTATGTGGGCAAACCGGGCCTAATACAGGAATTAGCGGCGGATATATTACAAGGCCGTCTCCGGTTATGGTTTCTAAAAATCCTGATGAATACTGGTACTCAGTTGTTTCCGACGACATATCATCTGTGGCAATAAAAAAAATATATCAAGGTGGTACATTTTACTACTATCTTTTTTCCACAGGTCAAAATAATTATGGACAGCTTGGACTAAACAATACCACAGATGTTTCTTCATGGACTATGATAGGAAGCAGCGGCACTTGGAGAAGTATTTGTGCTGGAGAGAATTATTTTGGCGCTTTTAAAGCGGATAATACAGGTTGGGCTTGGGGAAGAAATGACGTGGGGCAGCTAGCACAATTTAATTTTAACAATATAAGCAGTCCAGTTCAAATTCTTGCATCTGGGCCTGATAGGTCTTTGGGTATATTTGGAAAAAGTACTTATATTACTCTATCGAATCCCGGTTCCCAATTAGCTGGAACAGGAGCCAATGAATCTGGTCAATTAGGTATTAACAATAATATAAATCAAGATTATTATGAGTTAGTTAATACAACTTTTCTTACCAAACCAAATAAGAAATTAAATCCATCTTCTGGTTTTAGCAAATCTTTTTATGTATTAAATTTTACAATAACCCCAACACCGACTCCGCAGCCAACTAGTCTTCCTAGTACTGTAGATTTTGGATGGGGTGATAATGGTACGGGTCGGCTTGGATTAAATAATACTGGTTATTATAGCAGCCCTGTTGTTGCGGTTGGCAAAAACTGGATTCAATCTCCCACTGGAAATGATGGCACAATGGCGGGAATAGATTCCAACGGAAATATATGGTGTGCTGGGCTTAACAACAACGGACAAATTGGCGATAACACTGCTATAAACAAAAGTAGTTTTGTACAAATAACGACATCTGGAAACTGGGTATCTGTTTCTGGTAATTCTACAAACAAAAATGCATTTATAGCATTGAATTCATCTGGCCAGCTTTGGGGCTGGGGACAAAACGCATACGGATCTTTGGGTGTAGGCGCAAATACAAACTTTAGTTCTATGATTCAAGTTCATGCTGATAAAACATGGACTGATTTTTCGATGAGCGGATCTACCTGTCTGGCTCTCGATGATTCCGGCATTCTTTGGGCTTGGGGTCAAAATAGTTTTGGTATATTTGGAATTAACAATGCCTCACCAGCATCATCTAGTTCGCCAGTACAGGTGTTAGGATCTGCTAGTGAAACGTGGTTGTCTTTTCAGGTAGCGAGAGATGGCGCTGTTGCTATAAAGCAAAAAAATACGGGTGAAAAATTTATTGCAAGCATTGGCTCAGGTTCTAGTGGTGCTAATGGAATCGGCAATACATTAAATCAAAGTTCTTGGGTAATGGTTGGTAATTACGAAGATTGGAAATCTTGTTCGGTTGGTTACAATGGTATTTCTAAAGGCGCACTTACAAATGATGGTAGATTGTATGTTTGGGGTAATAATGGATTTGGAAAATTAGGCAATAATAGCATCCTTGACGTTTCTACACCAATACAGGTATCTGGTAGTTGGCAGCTTTTCAGAATGGAGTCGTCCTCTACTTTGGCAATTGACAACTATGGAAAAGTTTATTCTTGGGGCAGAAATAATCTTGGGCAATTAGGAACAAATACAGTTGTAAATTCATCAATTCCAATACAAATATTGGAAGGCAATGTGCCAACTTATTATTCTATTAATGAATTGCAATCAACCACTTATGTAGACACTGGGAATCCTGCTAATAAATCTGGTGAACTTTGGGGCATAGGCAGAAATCTGCAGGGACAATTAGGCAATGGTATAAAATTAAATACATCGAATTTTATACAATTATCTTCTTTTGCATGGGGAAGCAAGTATCCTATTGCAGCACAAAGATCTGGATACGTATTAGATTCAAGTAATGAATTATGGGGATGGGGTTATAATGGCGACGGTCAATTCGGAATCGATACCACAATCAGTACTTCTAGTCCAACCCAATTAACTAATTTTCTTTTTTATAAATTCAGTAATTTTTCTGCTGGAGCCGCTAATACTTATGGCATAACAAGTAACTTTGAACTTTATGCTACTGGATTTAACTCATTTGGTTATGTTGGTGATGACACTGTTATTGCTAAATCTTCTTATGTTCAAATTGCCGGTGCTTGGCAGGAGGTTTGGGTTAGCCGAACAGAGAATGCTGACACTTCGGTATGGGCACGTGACGATGGAAATAATATTCATTGTTGGGGTCGTAATAATTTTGGACAATTAGGCACAAATAATGTGGTAAGCACATCATCTCCAATACTTATCAGTAGCACACAAGATTGGTCATACATTGCGCCCGGATATCAAGTTACTGTTGGTATAAAAACAGATGGTAGTTTGTGGGCGACAGGCCGAAATAATTTCGGTCAATTAGGTTTGGGAAATACTGTTAGCACTAGCACTATGACTCAAGTCGGAACATCAAAAGATTGGGCAAGTGTCGAACTATCTAAGTCTAATTTGTTTGCCTTAAAAGTAGATGGCAGTTTGTGGGGATGCGGAAGAAACTTGGTTGGATCTCTTGGATTAAATAATACCATTGCTTATTCTTCTTTGGTTCAAATAGGTTCTGATACTGATTGGTATTCTGTTTCGGCAGGTGCAAATACCGTTGCTGGCATCAAGCGGGATGGAACCATGTGGGTTTGGGGACAAAATAGCTACGGACAGCTTGATAATGGTAATCAATTAAATGTTAGCAGTCCAATTCAAACATCCTTAAATGACAATCTATGGCAAAGTGTTTCTGTTGGCACTGATTTTATACTCGGTTTTAGGTATCCGGCTCCTACAGCTTCGCCTTCGCCTACGCCAACACCTAGCGGCACTGAGCCTACGGCAACGCCAACACCTAGTGGCACTGAGCCTACGGCAACACCTACGGCAACACCTAGTGCAACACCTAGTGCAACACCTAGCGCAACACCTAGTGCAACACCTAGCGCAACACCTAGCGCAACACCTAGCGCTACACCTAGCGCTACACCAAGTGCTACACCTAGCGCTACACCTAGTCCGACACCTAGTGCAAGTCCTACGCCAACTCCAAGTGGCACAGAGCCAACACCGACAGCAACATTACAGCCGACCCCAACGGCTACGTCATTACCAAACCCGACAGCAACTGCAATGCCATCGCCAACGGCTACGGCACCACCAACGCCAACAGCTACCGCATCGCCAACACCAACTCCTCTGCCAACACCTCCGGGCGGCTATTATTATTACAATTTGTTAGATTGTTCTTTGAGCTATAACAAAGTGGGGCGCAGTAGTAAGAGCCCATCTCAAATGGCAGCAACTCCTAATTGGTTTGTTGGACCAACTCTTTGCTTTACAATTGTTGGATATGAAGTTGGCCCAGCATATGACTATGATCTAGATGCCACCACTTCGGCTCCTATTAATGGTTGTGATGCGCCAGTATGCGGCACTCCAGTAATTGATGTTGTTAGCCAAACAGGATTTAATACCAGCACCATGCTTCCGAATGCAGATGGTATCGAATACTACAACTTTGGAACATTAGGCAATCTAAGTCTGACATTCCAGAATGTTTCTTGTAAATCACAAGCAGTTATGGTTGGATTGTTCAATAATTCTACCGAAACCATGTTGGTTAATGTAAATGGCATCAACATACCTGTATACGCAGGACAAAGCTTGGCGCAAATATTCACAATAAAAAGCAATGCACTTGTTACAGTAAATAGCTTGTCTCCAAGCACATTTACCTTCGATACTGTGCGTGGTCAAATTTATGTGGCAAGGCCTTCACAATGTGCTTACATTGCGAAGCTTACACCTACCATGAGGGCGGTTGAAGGAGACGAAGGAAGTTTGGACACTTCTGTTGTGAATGGAATAAGCCAGCAAAGAAATGCCTATATAACCATAGTTGAGAACGGACGTGTAAAAGTTATTGAAACGAAAATAGATGAGAACAATTGTTTCAATACCAACATCCAGCAATTACAGGATGTTCTTCCGCTTGAGTGCTCTGACTGTGACGAGTGTTAAAATGTGCCAGTCCAGTGGTGCATTTTAAATTCTTCGTACATGCGTTTTTTTTCTAATTCGTAATCTATCAAGTCAAACTCTGGTGTTGCTTTAAACACCAGAGTGTCTTTCCATGGGACTTCCCTGTAGGTTTTTGCAAAGCCAGTTTTTTCAATTTGTTCTCTTAATTTTTGCATGGTGTCCTCGCCGGGACTTGATTCAATTACTTGTCCAGTAAGATTTTTAGTGACTGCGTTCATGTATGTCTGCGGACCCAAACCGTAAATGTGGTTCCATCCCATGCGTCTTCTGTGCATGTTTAAATTAGCAGCGTCTAAAAACATAGGATTATTTGGAGCGCACAGCATTAAGTCCTGTGAAAAATCATGATCAAGATGAGTGGGCAATACACAACGAATGCCATCTGTGACTATTTTTGATAAAGGAATATTGTAAAATCTATCTAAATCTATGTAAAGGCCGCCTTCAAGGTACATTTTTAGCAGCCGCCATAAGTCTAATTTTTCTACTATGGTTTTTTGTTTTATCAATTCGTAATCAATTTGACTTATGTTTTCTTTTAAATAAGCGTCAACTTTTTCGTCATTGCTAAAATAAACTTTCCAGTCGGCATTCAATTTGATGAGGTTTTGAAGCCCTTGTTGGATCATAAATGATTTGCCAGAAAATATTTTATCTGTCTTCCAAGAAATATGTACAATTTTTGGTATCATGTAATTAATATAGTTTAAATTTTTGCGCAATGCTATTTTGATTAAAATGATTATTTGTTTGGATTAATACGTCTTTCAATTGAATTGTTGTTCGGTTAGAATTCTTTTATGGACCTAACCGATGAACAGAAATCAATTGTCTCGCAGTTGTCTAAGACAGAAGAAAATTCTGTCAAATACAATTGGGATGAAAATTTTCAACGCAGAATTATTGGAATGGCGCTCACGGATGGGCAATTCCTTTTACAAGCTATTAGTCTAATTAAACCAGAATATTTTAACAACGAATGCCATTTTCTTACATGCAAAAAGCTTTTTGAATATTTTGAAACTTACAAAAATATTCCAGAGAAATTTGTAATTCAGGATCTTATCAACAAAGATATTGCTACAAAAGACGACCCTGTAAAGATTTATTTCAGCGCAGAGTTAGAGTCTATTTACGAAGCTTTTGTACCAACAGCAAATTCGAGAGATATTTTATTAGATAAAGTCTTGAAATTTGCAAGAATTCAAGAACTCAAGATTGCTATGAGCATAAGTACTAAGGAATTGAAGGAAAAACCAGAAGACCAAGAGGTTTGGGAAAAAGCCGAAGAAAGAATTAAAAAGGCTTTATCAACTAACAAAACAGTTGATTCTGGTTATGATTTTTTGGTAGATAGGGAGAAATTTTATCAAGAACTCAGTGTAGCCACTAGTGGTGTAGAAAAGTTTAGTCCCGGACTACACATGATTGACAGCCTTGTGAAAAGTGGCTGGCAGAGGGGAGAACTGCACGCATATATGGCCCTTACTGGGCAAGGTAAATCATTAGCCCTTTCAAAAGTAGCAGTCGAAAATCTCAAACGACACAAGAAGGTAGTATTTATAAGCTTGGAATTAGCTTGGGTTACAGTATGCCAGAGATTTGTTGGACAATTTGCACAGGTTGATATTAACGAAATTCTTCAACAAAAACATAATGTTGAGGAAGTATTTGAAGAATATCTTAAGGATTTGCAAGACAAAAACCTTTTTAATGTTAAACAATATGCTCTCGGTAGTCCTACTGTCATGGATATCAGGGCGTATTTGACTAACTTAAAATCCAAAGGTTTTAACTTTGATGTCGTAATTGTGGACTATGCCGGCGAAGTTAAACAATACTCCGGTGTTAAAACCTACGAATCCCAAGCCATGATTATGCGTGACTTAAAGTGTCTTGCTCAGGAAGAGAATTGCGTAGTAGTTACCGCTATGCAAAGCAATAAAGAAGGCACAAGGCTAGGGGAAGCTGAAAGTTTAAATTTGGGCAATATTGCAGCTAGTTTTGATCAAGCACAAAAATTAGATAGTATATGGTCAATTACTAGAAGTCCAGATGAGGTCAACGCAGGGCTTGGTAGAGTTACCGGCATCAAGGTGAGAAACGGTCAGACAGGATCTGTTTTTCCCGTAAGATTCAATAGAAACACCTTGGACATCAACTGTATAACAGATAGCGAATACAAAACAGTCATGCAGGAGTACAGAGAACGCATGGCCGGTGCTGTTGAAGAAATCAACATGGACAACAGAAACAATCGCAGGACTAGAGTAGAAAGGAATGCGGTAGAAGACGATGAAGAATGAGATTATAATTGATGCAGAAATTTGGGAAATAGACTCTGAAAATTTAAAATTTTCAGATGCTACATTAAACTCATTTTTCGAAAAGGTAAGTGGCATAATTGACTATGTTGGTGCCGGATTGGCTAAGGCTAATATGTGGCACACCATGATGGAACATTCATACAAACAGAAGTACATTCAAAAGTACAAGGAATTCAAGGAGCAGGGCAAAAGTGATAAAACAGCCGAGCTTAGTGCTGAAGGCGATGAAGAAGTTTCAGCTATTAAGCTGAAAGCAATTCAGGCCAAGTATCACAAGGACTTGCTTTACAGCCATCTGCAAGCATTAAATTCTGCCAGAGAAGATGCTCATAATCGTGGGCACATGCTGCGCAAAGAAATGGCTAAACTTAATATGGACATCATGTCTCCTTCAGAGTTTTAAGGGATTTGCACATGAAGATTGTTGTGGCAAATGTCGATTATAATCGTCTCCGCAGGTCAAATGATCTGGCATGGAAATGGTTTGACCGCACTAAACTTCACAAGAATAAATACATTAATTGGGTGCTTAATCTTAAGAAGAACCCACAGGAGTTCAAGGATACATTATCGCCGTCCATGAAGAGTGCATTTAGTAAAGATTTAAAAGAATTATTTTACGCTGCCGAAATAGAAGATGCTCTTGTTTCTCAATATGTTCCTTTGGTACATCACATTCTCAAAAAGGTTTCATACAGACAAACTCACGAAGATGAATTATTATCCATTGGTTTTATTGCTATAAGGAATGCCGTCTGGCAATACAGAAATGTAGGGGTTAAATGCGGATTCACAACGTATTGTCATAGTTCTGTGTATATGCGAATAACTGGGGAAATTAGCAAGCTTAAAACCATATTTCGTCGTAGGGCCAAAAAATGTACTATGACCCTATATTCAGATATCAATAATGATATAAAGTTTAATGACATAGCTGTCTGTTCAGATGAAGACCGAAACTCTGAAACAGCGGAAATTTTAAATAAAACTATCGAATTGATGAATTTGAAAAGTGAAGAAAAGTATTTGTTTAATTTATTGATTAATCGTGCTGGGGCGATAAGGGGACAAGAAGTATGGTACCAGCCGTATTTAAATAATTGTAAAAAAAGCTTTCCTAATGGAAAACTAACCAAAGAGGCTGTGCGTCTCAGGGTTTTAAAGTTGCAAAAGAATTTCTGGATCAATTGGCATATTGCTCAAGGACTTGATGTTCCTGTAATGCCAAAACCCAAAATGGCAGTTGCCATATAATAATATATGGCATATGAATATCAAACAATCATAACCGTACCCGACACGGACACGAATTACAGTAAGCCTATAGAGGTTAACAACCTACCTAGGGGTATTACTTTTTCGTTTTGATGAGGGTTAAAAATGGTTAGTGATAAATTTATAAAAAAGTATCTTAGGCTAGCTAAATTTATAGCCGAAGACCAAAATCCGTGCTACTCTAGGCACGTTGGTGCTGTTATTGTTGATCCAGTAATCAACAAGGTGGTTGGTACTGGCTACAATGGACCTCCTAAAAGTGTGCCGCATTGTGATAGCAAGGAGCACTTGGAGAATGTTGTATGGCCGCAACTGTCTCAATTTGAAAGAGATTTTATAGAATTAAAACCTATAACACGTGAAGAGTTTTGTGAAAAATGGGCAGGCTGCAAAGTATGTCCAAGAAAGTTAATAAAGGCGGAAGCTGGCAAAAGACTTGAGCTTTGCTCATGCGCTCATGCCGAGGCTAATGCAATTGTTAATGCCAGTCAAAATCTTACTGGTTGTTTCATATTTTGTTGGTGTCCTTTGCCATGTGTTGAGTGTACCAAATTGATCATAAATGCCGGAATTACAAGGGTTTACTGTTATAAAGAAGCCGTTGATTATTCGGTAGGCAGCCGATTTTTGTTTAAAGAGGCTTGCGTGACAATTGAGGAAGTCGAAAAGAATTTTATTGACACGGACTAATTTAAATTATGGGATACGAAGTTTCATTTTCCTATTATGAAAAATTGAAAGAATCCTTCGATTACGATAGGGAAAATTTACTCAATTTTAAAAAGGTTTATGGCAAAGCTACTGAGGATTATCCTTTAGAAAAGCTGTGTCAGGCCTTAATGCAGCAGCTTGCACGTCGTGACATACTTATTGTCGATTGGGAAATTTACGAGTTTGTACGCAAGAAGGTTACTTCACGGCTAACCAAATCTGATTTAATCATCAAGAATAAAAAATTTAGTCTCAAAAATAATGTTGTGGAAAGTCTTGATGATTACGAAGAAGAAGATACTGCGTTATGTTGTCCTGTACAAAAACCAGCACCACCGCCAGTAAGCAGTTCTCCTGCTGTAATCCACTCTGCGCCAGCAGTAAATATAGCTGCGCCTAATCGTCCGATTAACTTGGCTGCTCCTGTGAGACAGTCAGATAAGATAGTGAAATACATGCAGTTTTTGCCAAGTAAAATGTTGCGTCCTATTGGCAAATTTACAATAGAAAAAACGTATCCAGTGTTTAGAGAATCTTTAAGTAACACTGGCATAGGCATGATGATTGAAACTCAAGACGATGCGGGCCAAAGAGTTACCGTTCCTGATGAACATTTTGTGCCAGCTCAAACAAGCTTGTTGGGCGAAGAAGAAGCAAGGTTTAGTCAGACCAGTAATAATTTTGTCAGCGATAAAAATTTAAACTGGAATGGTGTGATTAAAGACTCAGTGCCTGCGATCAGGTGAGCAAGATAACAAGAAACAGTTGTTTCAAGGAGTAAAACATGTCAATTAGAAGAAGCGCCAAACACGTGGCGAAAAAGAGAGAAAGACAAAAGGAAGTCAAAAAGGCTTTGATTGAAAAAAGACTTAATGATCGCAAGCAAAAGCGTTTAGATTGGGAAAGAGAAAAGGCTTTTGAAAGAGAATTTAACGAGAAAAATAAGATTGGTTTGAGTCAGCAAGAGGTTAATGAAAAACTTGCGCACAATATGGAATTGTTGACTGCGTTAGAGAATGAATTAATTGAGGAAGAAAAGAATAGATCCACTGGAGAAACAAGCGAAAAAGCTCTGGCGCAGTTACAAGCAATTGAAGAATTTGGAAAAATTCAGGGCGACATAATTGCCTTGGAACAGGAAAAAGCAAATCTTATCAAAGAAGAAAAATTTACTCCTGAAAAAGCAGAAGAACATGCAGCTAAACTTGACGAACTAAATAAAAAAGTTGACCTACTGCAAAAGGTAAGAGAACAGAACGCTTTGTAATTTGTCTAGAAATTGCAGTGCTCTTAAAATGACTTGTAAGGTTCGAAAGCCTTACAAGTTTCTTTTTTACATTTAACCACGAGGATAACATGAGTTACGAATTTCAAGACATCAACATGAACGAAATCAACCAAGAAGCTGCGGCTATTAACAAAGATTCCACCATTATGGATATGTTTGTTAAGATGCCAGAGAAGGACGGGTTCGTCCTTTTGAGGTTCTTGCCTCCTATGAAGGACAAGCCTTTATTTTCCGTCACCAGAATTCATCGTTTGGGCAATAGAAGCTTTCATTGCACCCGTCAAAGAAAGCATTTCCCGAATGGCATTTACTGGGTGAATGCGACCAATAATCCCGCTGACGATTGCCCAATCTGTCAGGAATACAGCCGATTATGGAAGGTTAGCAATTCGCAGACTGGCGATCAGCAGGCTAGAACTCAGGCTCAAGCCAGAGAGATCAAGCCCATTGAACGCTATTACTGGAATGTGATAGTTCGCCAGCAGATCAATGCAAGGAACGGGCAGATTGAAAAGAACGTTGGTCCCAAGATTTTGAGCTGTGGTAAAACCCTACAGAGCATCATTCTTGAGTCGATCAATGGCAGCGAACTGACTGGCCGTCCTCGTCTAGGCAACATTACTCACCCCGTCTCTGGCAGGGACTTCAGGATCATCAAAAAGATCACGAAGGGTAGTGGTGGCAGCGAGTATCCCAAGTACGACCAGTCCCGTTTTGAAGACCCATCACAATTGGGAGATGACGAGCAGATCAAACAATGGCTCGCAGCCCTGCATGATCTGGAGGCTTTGAAACAATACAGGGACCGTAACGAGCTTGCCGAAGCTATGCGTGAGCATTTCGAAGGCAAAGGTGTTTCTTCAACTAACTCTTGGGAAACCAAGGCTGGTGTGAAAGCACCAACGCAGCCTCCTGTGGAGGAAGCGGCTACTGCAAAGGCAGCAACTGCTCCTTCAGTTCCGCCGACAGATGATATCGATAGCGTGATGGACGATGAGTTCAGCGCCGCTATCAGTCGTATTAGCGGCTAATAACTTCTCTTAGGGGGATGGTGCAGAAATGTACCATCCCCTTTTCTTACACCAACATATACGAGGAGAAAATCATGGGTCGCAAGAAAATTTCTGACGGCGGTGACGATATTTTTGCCGAATTGGCCGCTCAAACTGGCGGTGAAGTTGTCGGTGAGAGCGATAAAGCAAGTTCTTATTACATCGACACTGGCAACCTTGCTCTCAACTATTGCTGCTCTGGCAGATTTATTACAGGTGGTGTGCCCGGTGGCAGACTAACTGAAATTTATGGACCTAGTGCAAGTAGCAAAAGCTTGATTGGCACCAATCTTCTTTTTGGTTGCCAGAAGCTTGGTGGAATTCCAATTCTTATTGACAGTGAAAATGCTGTTAACAAAGAATTTATTCAAAAGGCAAGCCATGCTGATTTGAATAAAATTATCCGTTATACACCTGAGACTTTGGAAGCCTGCTTCCACAAAATGTATGCGGCCATTGAATTTATTCGTAAGAATGAAAAGTATAAGGATAAACCTATTGTAATTGTTTACGATAGTATTTCTGTAAGTCCTTGTGCTAGAGAATTCAGGGAAGTTGATCTCCCAGAAGGATACAGCAAAGAAACCTTCAAAAAAATTGTCGGCGGCAACGAGCAGCCCGGCGAAAGAGCTAAGATTTGCAGTAAAGAGCTTAGAAAACTCAATACTGTAATGGAAGAAGCTAATGTTAGCGTCGTTATCATGAATCAAATTCGTGATAAAATCGGCGTTATGTATGGCAATCCAGAAACAACCGCTGGTGGCGGAAATGCTTTGCCTTTCTATGCCAGCTTAAGGTTCCGCACCCAGACTCAAAAGAAAATTGAGGAGAAGGTTGCGGGATTGGCTAAAAAGAAAGCCATAGGAATCAATCTCAAGATACAGAACAAAAAGAACCGTTCCGTGCGTCCATTTATTGAGATTGAAAACATTCCGCTGTTCTTTGAGGCCGGCATAAATCCTGTAGGAGGCCTTTTGGGTGCCTTGCTAGATGCTGGCAGACTTGAGGCTGGCGGTGCTGGAAACTTTAAAGTTAAGCCAGATTTTATTGGCAATGGCGAATCGGAGTATAAGTTCAAGAGCAGTCTTGAGCGTAACGATGTGCCATTACAAGTTCTTTACGACAATCCAAAGCTTATTGATGCATCTTCAACCGAAGATGTAAGAAAGTATTTGGAGCCATTCCGGTCTGCGATTGAGCTTTCTGACAATCCAGATGTTGAAGCTTTTGACGTTAATGAAGATACCGATCAAGAGCTTGACAGTTTGCTCGGTTGATGTTAAAACAATTTGGTTGTTTTTGGCCCGTCTAACAAACGGGCCTTTTTTATGTTTAGGATGAAGTCATGCAGGATAAAAAAGAAAAGTTTTTGGAACTGCTAAAAGAAAATTACGACCTCACTTTTGTTGAGGGTAAAAATTTAGATTCATGCAAATTAAAAGATCTAAAATTAGATAGCCTTGATTTTTCTCAAATGGTTTATGATATAGAAACCATTTACAATTATAGGTTTTCAAAAGCTGAACAGGATGACCTAGCAGATATGACTTTTGCTCAGCTTCTTAACTTTTTGGAAACTGTTTGCACTTCATAAAATCCGTTTTTGATTTTTTTAACATGCACGCCTTTTTGTCCCAAATCATGACGCACTTGTGTGAAATGATTTGATAAGGCGCTGGTGCTTATATTTTCTTTTTCAAATTTTTTCTGTATTTCTTGAAAGGTGACAGTGCCTTTTTTGGCAATAAATGCAGCCATTTTATCTCTGATTTGATGTGCTTTGCTGGTTATTATTTTTCTGGTGTCCCTTTTTGATCCAATATTCTTTTTGATTATCTTATACTGTTCGGGAGATTTATAAGTCTGATCACAAAAGTATTTGGCCACTTTTTCAAGCCCAACTATATTGGTGCTGTCAGTTTTAGCGTAATGAAGTTTCAAATTAAAATTTTTTGCAAATTCCAAAATGTAATTTAGGTTTTTTTTGTTCGTGAATATAAGCCTGTTGTTATCACATTCTATCATTATACAAACTTGTTTTTGCATTGATTTTATACCTATAATTCATGTGCTTTATTATATTATACGGTAGTTCAAAATGACAGCAACGTACCGAAATACATCTAGAAGGATTGGCGTTGAAATGGAATACAACGCCATGGATGGGGAAAATAGATCTAGGGGTGAAAATGATTTGCCTGTAGGAATATATGATTTTGCTAACATAATAAAAAACACAATTTTAAAATGTGTTGATGTTACTAAATGGCAATACACAAATAACAATTACCGCTGGGCAGTAAAACCCGATTCGAGTTGCGGAGTAGAGGTGTGTTCTCCGCCTAGAGTTGCTAATTTAGCAATTGAAGACATATCCAAGGTAGTTGAAAGCCTGACTTCTAGTGGCATAGTTAAATCTGATTTCAGATGTAGTTTTCATGTACATGTAGAAATAGCGGATCTGACAGAAAGCCAAATTGTTTTGCTTATCAAAAAATGGGTAGCAGCAGAATTATTTTTCTTTATGTTAACAAATCCTACTAGATGGCTTAATCAGTATTGTATGCCGGTTGGTTTTTTTTGCGAATTTGACACGCAACAGACGTATTTTTATAGCAACATTTTGCATAAATTCAGTGAAACTAAATACTATTCAGTAAACCTTTATCATTTCGGTAAAGGCAAGAAGAAAACAATTGAATTCAGAATAATGGGAAATGAAGCTTGTTTGAGTGGGGAAGATGCAGAAAATTGGTGTAAATTATTGACCTGTTTTGTTGATAGAGCAAGTAAATTTGCTGGTGTAACTCGTACAACATTTGAATATGACAGCTTTACGGATGTTATAGATTTTCTAAGTTTGGACACGTATTTTGAGGATGCTTCTGTCATTCAATGGATGATAGAAAAACTCAGTAACACTATTGATAATACAGACTTTGAAGTTTATACTAAGTCCAAGTTTTTTTGGAAGAATTTACTTGAGGCCAAGCGAGAGGAAATAATGGAAGTTCTTGCTCGGCTAGAAAGCGTGCTGAAGTGATAAAAGTTAAAAATTTAAAGCAAGCTACCAAATATTTGTCATTGCTTGTAAAAATCCTGCGTGATTATTCCTATCCTCAGACCCCTGTGGATGTAGAAAATGAATTCTTGCAGTATAAAACTTGGGGTTTTGCACTAGACGGTTATGATGTTTGCGTCCATTTCACAGAATTCTGTGTACAGGATGCAATAATCCAAAACTTACAGATATTTCCTAAAAAGTTGTATTCTTTACCTTTTCATGTTAATTTCAAAGTTGCAGTTGCTTTTCTGGGCACAAATGATCTAGTTAATTTCACTATGCTGAAAGATGGGCATGTAGTAAGTTGTTGGACTAGGCTAAAAAAGCATGGCGAAAGCGGCGCTGTAAGCGTTAAGCAGTCTATACCGATTTCTAATTACATGGGCGTAGAATACGGCGTTTTATAAAATTATTTCCGGTGTGTTGACGAATAAATAATAGAGTCCTTTTACACAAGGAGTTCTATTATGAAAGTCAACAAAATTCAATCTCTTCTCATTACCCATTTAACAAAACACGGAATAATACAATTAAAACTACCTGATAATATGACTATTGAAATAGGGATAACAGCTGAAAAGGAGAATGGCGGCATAGAAAAGATCCAAGACTATTGTTGGGTCATTGCAAAAAAAGATAATAAAGCAACTTGTTTGGATTCTTACAACATCGGCATTCGTTTCGATGACGAAGAAAACAATATAGTATTAGATGACACTTTTACAGATAGCGATGGCGTACATGTACGCCAACTAAGTGTTGTTTAAGTAAAAATTACCTGTAACTTGTGATACTATAGGTTGCTTTCCAATGGCGCATTTAAGCTCTAGTGTGCCCACAGCAGTTCTTTCTTTATATGGAACTTCAAAGCTAAACCACATTAGTAGTTGGTTATCTGCAGTAAAGTCTATTTTGCTTAGAGTTATCTTTCTAGTATTGAAATTTTTAGTAGCAATTAATGTAGTCCAATTATTTGCATATAATTGTAATGTATTGATTATCAGGGCAGATAAATCTTTGAAGTCAATATACTTTGTCCAATTTGTAAACAAAGTTTCTTGTAACTTTTCGTATTTCAGGATTTTCATAGGAGATTCCTGTGGCTACTAGAAAAAGTGATCAGCTGTTAAAGAATTTTACCAATTCTCTAAGTGATAGTAATCTGCAGTTTTTTACTAGCAGGCTTCACTATCAATATCAAGATGACTTGGCGGAAATATTTGACAGAGTTGCGGATATGAAATCAAAAAACCAATTAGACAACTGTGATGTTGACTATTGGTTGCTTGGAGCCAAGAGTTCAGCTGATTTTTATCGTCAGGTCGATCAATTGAGTTCATTTTGCCTTCGTGAATACGAAAGGCGAGGCGGTAATAAGCTGAATCTTGTTTAGAATCCCACTTACTTTGTTAGGGGGTGATTAACAATCGGGATTCGGACAGGCCGACATTGTCGGCCTGTTTTTTATTGTATTTGCAGTGTTTTTATGCTAGAATGAGGCATGGAAACTACACCTCTTGTTCATTTTACAGATGCAGAAACAAATGTAAAAGCAAATGATTTTCCATTTGCAAAATTTCCATTTGAAGAATTCAATCCTGTCCAATCTGCCTTAGTGCCTTGGGCACCCAAAGATGTTAACGGATTGATCGCCGCAGCAACAAGTTGTGGCAAAACTGTAATGTCGGAAATGTTTGCAAGTTACACAGTAAGGGTGCAAAAGAAAAAATTTATATTTCTTTGCCCTCTTAGAGCCTTGGCCTACGAAAAGTATGCTGATTGGACCAAGGAAGGGCATCATTTCTCTGATCTAAACATCGGTATTTACACCGGAGATTTCAGAGAGAAAGATGGATTTGAAAAAAATGATATCATAATTATGACTAGCGAGATGTTAAACCACAAAGTACGTGGTTCTGGTGAAAAGTGGCTAGATGAAATTGGACTACTAACTGTTGATGAGTCGCATACCTTAGCTATGGACGGCAGAGGTCCACATCTTGAAGCTGCCCTGATGGGATTTACAAGGCTGAATAAATCCAGCCGCATAATTCTATTGTCTGGCACCCTGCCAAACGTTGATGAAATAGCAAGCTGGATACAGAGTTTAAACGGAAAAGAAACATTCTGCATCAAAAGCACCTTTAGACCTTGTCAGCTAAAAATAAATACGATGACTTATGATGAAGACATGAATGTTAGAGATGCTATATCCGAAGAATGTTGTTCACTCATAAGCAAGTTTTCTGCCGACAAGTTTATAATCTTTGTTCATGTCAAAGCTATTGGTAACTACATTGTTGATAAATTAGCAAATAGAGGAGTTGAGGCTCTTTTTCATAATGCTAACCTTGAAAGTAAGCAACGAATTGACATCGAAAACAGATTCAAAAACGACAAATCTCTTCGGGTAATAGTTGCCACTAGCACATTGGCACAGGGCTTAAATCTGCCTGCTAGGCGGGTCATTGTAGCAGGGGTACATAGAGGTACCAAATTGGTCCCTTCTTACGATATATTGCAGATGTGTGGCAGAGCCGGCAGACCTGCTTTTGATAAGCAGGGAGACGCTTATATCCTTCTGCCAAATAGAGATTTTCATCACCTAAGCAAGATTTGTACTAAAGCTTGGCCAGTTACAAGCAAGATGTTGGAAACCCACGATGCCACAGGCGAATATAACACTCTGATATTTCATTTATTAGCAGAAATACAAGAAGAGAGAGTAAAAACCATAGATCAAGTTGAAGAATGGTATTCGAAAACATTAGCCAGTTTCCAAAATATGAAACTGCGTATGGGGCATCTTTTAGATAGCTTAGATAAGTTATCTAAACTTGGCATAATCAAAATCGACAGAGCTACAAAATCAATTGAAATAAAAACATTAGGCACTATTTCTGTAAGGTTTTACATTAGTCCTTACACTGTATTTAGTTACAGCAAAAACTTTGAAAGCTTGTTTGGACAAAAAGAATTTACTGATGTGGATATTTGTGTAGCATTAGCAAATCATCAAGATAATTTTGTCGGATCTTTGTCAAAAGAAGACAAGCTTAACATGAGAGCTTTTATAGAAAGGGTAAATGCTAGCACAACACGGGAGATACCTGAAGGCGTAATTAAAAGCGCCTATATTCATTATCGAGCATTGCATGGCGTTTTTGACAGCAAATATGCAAGCATAGCAAAAACAATTCAACAGGATTTCCCAAGAACTGCTGCTGTTTTACAGGCAATTGATTCATGGGGCAAAAAATGGGATCGTAAAGATTTTTTCAGTACATTAGAAAAAAGAATGAAACATGGAGTGCCAGCACGACTTGTTGATTTAGTTGAGATCAAAAATATTGGCAAAATACGTGCTGAGAAGTTATATAATGCAGGGTTTAAAACAAAAGCAGATATTTTGCAAAAACCCGAAGCGGCAGCCAAGGCTGCTGGGGTTAGCGTAGAAACCCTAAAAGCAAATGCAGAGTATAATTAGAAAGGGAGAAAATCATGGCAAAGAATGAAGATGATGACATCATCGAAGTTGGATTCCACATGGGTCTTTGCCCTGAATATGAGGCAAAAAAACTCATAGACTGCATGGAATATATCAAGGATACAATCAAGTACATCTTGATAATCGAATGCGAAGAGGGCATGAAATACCCTTACAATCGCATTATTTGTAATGGCAAATATCTAATCGAAGCTTTTGACTTTGATGAAGCCACAGTTGATCTGGAAATAAAGAAGGGTAAGGTCAAAAAGTGCTTAGCCCAGATTGAAAAAGAAGTAACCGATCATTACTTTTTATTCGACTTCAGCAAGGAAATTGCCAAAGATGATTTCGAAAATTTTATTACAAGTGGAATATTAATTAGCAGAGTAGCCATTGAAGGTGATTTGCCGGGAATGGCATCTAAGATGGCATTTGTTTGTATCACGAATCCTTGACTTCTTTACCAAAGAAGTCAGAAGGATATTCCACTTTTACAGTGCCATCCTTGTCGGTTGGCTTGCCGTCCTCGTCTTCTACCCACCATCTAACCTGCTTAATTTCTATGCCAATTTCTTCAAAGTGGCACTTGTCACTTGGGAATACTGGCATGTGATATTCTTGGCCGTCTACCAGAACTCCTACCTTGCATTGTTGCTTGGTTCTATCATATAACAAACAGTTATTACATATTTTTTCTATTTTTTTACTTTTTTCCATGGCAACTTATTATAATAGTTAAAATGTATTTTTACAAATAGGATGTATATGAAAACACATGATAAGCCATTTTTAAGTCGCATGGAATTTCATAATGCTATAAGTTACGGATTGATGGAAACTTTATTTACAAGAAAAATAATTTCAAAATTTGACAAGGCTATTACTGAAGAAGATAAAGAAGGAGTAGATTATTTTTTTAAATGGGCAGAAAAAGATCCAAGATATACTGATGGACGAATAAGAATACAGTTTAAAAATAGAGAAGATACTTATCCTGATTTTCCAGTCTTAAGATTTCAACCTTTATACGGCGTAGATCATCCTAAAAATAATATTGGCAGAGACTACAAAGCTCTAAAAAATCAAATGAATGATTTGTACTTTACAGCGATCAAGCCAGATGGCAAGAACTATTCAAAAATACTGGTTATTGACTCCAAGAAATTATTTGGTATTGTAGAAGAATCAGAAAATGAATGGTTTGGTGACGATGTTCCTTGGGCTTTTCTGACCGAGGAGTTTTGTGCAAAAACTACCTCTTGGAATAAAAAAATTTTACAGGCAAAAAACGGTGTTCAGGCTTGGTTCAAAAGAACTAAAAGTGAAAAATCACCTAAAATAAATTTGTATGTTCCCAAAGGATATGCTGATCAGGTAATTGATTTATTTTAAGGAGTTAACGCATGGCTACTGAAGGGTTGAGTATTATTGGCGCTCATGGACAGGCTGGCATGGGCAAAGACACCCTATGCGATTATTTGGAAAAGAAGTTAAATAAGGGCAGGAAGAAGGAGTGGAAGAGGACTGCCTTTGCTAATGCTGTTAAAAATAATTTTTGCGAGTCTTTTGGTTACACAAGGGAATTCGTAGAGGAATGGAAGCGCAAGGATGAAATTCCAGCCGGAATGAAGGTCACAGTTCGTCAAGCTTTGCAGAAAATTGGCGACGGTTTCAGGGAAATCAATTCTGACATTTGGATTGATATTGCACTTAGGGAATCCGGTAAGCTCATCCTAAGCGATGGGCGATATATCAACGAGGCTAAGAAGATCAAGGAAAAGAACGGAGTAAACATCCTCATTTACAGAACGGGATTTCTGAATAATGATCCTAATCCAAGTGAGAGCAGCCTTCGCCCTCTGATTGAGCATTGCTCAAACCTTATTCCTGATGGCAAGATTTATCATGGCACCTTGGTAAGGTACCCAGAGGGATTGGATTATTATGATATATTTTTAAGGAATGATGGTGATCTTGAAAGCTTTTACAAGAAAATAGATAAGCTTGTGCTGCCATATTTGCAGGCAATGCTATAATTTCTTGTTCTTTAGCATTCGCAGACCTTTTTCTGTGAATACTATAAACTCGATGTTCCTTTTGCGGCAGTACTCATCTGCCGCTTTCCATTTAGCTAGATTCTTTGGAATCTTAGTTTGATTTTTTGGTTTAATTTCCCAAAGTTCTTTTTTGCCTGTGTTATATTCCACAAGTATATCAGGAATGTATTTTCTTAGCTTTCCTTCGTATACGTATTCTATTTCCAAGCTCTCAACTTGATATTTTACAACGTCATTTTTCTTTTCTAAACACTTATAAAATTCAGATTCCATGCCGCTTCTGAAGAATAATTGCTTATTGTTCTTTTTGCTGTAAAAATTACCTTGTTTAAAAGCCGTTTTTCTTTTTTTTTTGAACTTGCTGTCCCTGAGAATAACAGGGCGAACAGGGTACCCTTCGGGTATTTTGAATTCTGGATGTTTCAAAGCAACATGAGTTCTTAAATCCCTGACAGGTATTTTGCAAGTTTCACAAGGGCAAATAATAAAATCTGTACCTTCTTCATGTTCTGTTACTATGTGGCTACGAAACTCTTCTAAAGTTTCGAATATATTGTCACAGACAAAACAACAGAAATTTTTAATTCTAGGTTTTTCACTCATCGTCTAGATTTGCTTCCTTGTCTTCAGGTGTGTCAACAGGCTTAAGTTTCTTTCCAAGTCTCTTGCTGCTAAGCTTTTTAACGGCATATTCCTGAGGAACAATTTTTATTTTGTTGAGGTCTTTGCGATTAAAAATCTTGATTCTTTGTAAATCTTCTGGTTCATCACTTTGATCAATCAAGGTTTGTAGGTCAAATGCTTGAAAACTGTCTTCAGCCTTTATAGGATCATCAGGATTGGGTGATTTCATCTTGGCAAATGCTAGGCGGCCATCTTCTGTAGTTCCGTAAAGTTTTACGGTCTTTTTGTTTTTACGATCTTTTGCCGGATATAGGAAGAACATTACAAGTTCTTTATGGGTTAGGAACTTGTCTATCTCATCTTGGACACTTTCTTTAAATACGTGGTTATCCCACAAGTCCATAAGCTGTCTGAATTGCGAAAAACCCGGTGATTGTGTATTGTAATCCATAGTAGTCAACCTCGTAATATAATAATATATAATAGTTTATTTGGTTTTTCTGGATAGATAAAGTATGGACAATTTGTCATTTCGTAGATTTATTGAAGAGCAGGAAAAAGACAAGGAAGTAAAGTCCTCGTTGCCGAACGCTGCCAGAGTCAATCTGGGCATAAAAAAGAGCGAATTCGAGCAAGCTTTAAAAGGTATGTTTCCTACTGTAAATTCTCAAATGATCATGCCCACAAATAAAGCCAGCAAAGTTCAAATTTCAGTTGCACCAGTTGATTACAAATTGTCTGCTGACGGCAAAAGAGCCAGCATGAATATCATGGCTGATGACACTCCTTATGTGTTTGTGAATGACAGGGATATTTATAAGGGTGGCAACATCAAGTTAAGATTGGCTCCATCTAGCGTAGACAAAATGATGTTTCAAGGCATGCCTATACAGCAGGGTGCTCCTCCTGCAGGTGGCGCACCGCCTATGATGCCCCCATCATAATTTAAGTTTAAGATTATCAATTACTGTTTCTGGTTTTTGATTAAACATACAAGAGTTGTAAATATTCCTTGCTATGTTTTCTTCTTTTGCCCAAGCATACTGCATTTTTTCCAAAAATGGGAAATACATCATGACTTGCGGAACATCTATGTTGTCGGCCAATATGTTTAATCCAGATTGGTAGCCAATGAAACAAATAGAATGCTTGATAATGTGCATCACGTTGCCGGGAAAACTGTCACAATAAATATGAGATTTAATAGCTACTTCTTTTAATTTTTTTTGCATGACATCCATGCTTTCTTTGTCATATGATGCACCAACAAAAATAATTGGGTTTTTCAACGAATATTTTTTATAAAACAGCCTTATAAACTTAGTCCAGTTATTGTAACCCCATTGGTTTACTTTCAAAGCATGATTGTTTTTTTCGCTACCGCTTATGTAAACACAAACATAAGTGTTTTCCTGATATTTTAAGGGTGCGTAGTCTGACTTAATATTTACTTTCTTTTCTATTTTGTGGCCTTCGTCAATTTTTTCTATCCTGATTCCTTGTTCTAATGGCTTATTACAAGCGTAAGTAAATGTAGTTACTCCATTTTCGTATGCCGATAATATATCCTCCATTTTATAATCTGCTTCGATCATGTTTGCGTATTCTTTATCTGACATATCGCAGTTTTGGACATTGCCTGTTTTAGGCAGCAGATTTAGAAAACCCATAGCTCTAGTTGCTATTTTATTGTCGTTGCTGGGAACTTTTCCTATGTGGAAATTTATCTTGTCGAAATAGGGAGAAAATTTCTGATATATCCAGAAGATGTCTCCTACGCCCTGTGGTACTCTAAGATTTATTGTCTTCATTTTCCATTCCTTTTTGTATTTTTTCTATTAATTCCTTGCTTAAAATTTTATGGTAATAATCATCAGAACCTTTATATTTTGATATTTGGTTTTTGCGATATTGCGTATAGGGATCAGCTTCCGTTTTAAGTGATTTACAAATTTGCTCTACTTTGTCTAGACTGCAATTCTTAGCTATTTTGTTGCATGTATCTTGTGATAAATCTGCTTTTAAGTATTGTCCTATCGACCTGACTACTGACAAAATATTATTTGTAATATCATCATATTTCACAACTAATATTTTATCATTTTTTTTGTACTTTAAGTAATTGGCATAGTTTTTAATACATTCAGAATAAATTTTGTTTTCATCCCAGTTTGGCATAGTATTAGCAATGCTTGCTGCCGAAGACAGGGGTGATCGATAAGTGTATACCAGTTTTATATTTTCACTAACATCTTCGGGATAGTAGTCGTGGGTCTTTATTACATACCTATGTGTTAAAAAAATAGGGTGGAGATCAACAAAACTTTGTATCTGGGAATGATTAGCGCCTACGGAACGAAAATCTTTTCCGAGTATTCCGGACTCAGAAACAATGTTGAGTATGATGTTAAACGCTGCGGTTGAACCGGTTCTGTAACCGCCGTTACAAATTATAGCATGCATAAGGTATATATATTAAAGTAACTCTTTGTAGAGGTTTGTTTGAACACTTTAAGTTTTAAAAAATGGTTACAGAAAACAGAAGCGGCTACGACAACAGCCAGTGTAGCTCATGTTCCAACTATGGCCTTGGGTAATCCCGGCAATGCATTCATACACGGCAACCCACAAAAACAAGCTAAGAAATGCGGATTAGCCATGTGCCCAGACGATTTGAATGGAAATCCAATAGTAAAAAAAGACAAAAAATAAATTCCGATTACTAAATAATTATGTCTCCTTCTAATAATTATTTGTTTCGGGTTAAATTTAAATTTCTATAATTAAGTAACGAAGCGTTTTAAAAGTGAGTACTTAGGAGACAGCCCTTTTGGGGGCAAGAGCTTATGCTCTAAAGGTTCGTGGGGATAGCCTTCAAAACCCCACTTTTTTTATTTCTTCTGCATATATAAAAGTATGAATACTTTCACAGAATGGTTACGCTTACGTGAAGAAGCAAAAGCCAATAAGTTGGATTTAACGTACAAAAGGCCATACGGTGGGGGTTATGAGGGCAGTCCAGTTCTCAACGACCCTGACGAATTCGTAGGCAGGGATTCGCAAGCACAAGCTGAGAAATGTGGTTTGGCTATGTGTCCCCATGATTTAACTGTTGGCAGCATGCTTACCGATAAGAAAAGAACAAATCAGACTTTAAAAAATTCTGACAAAAAGTCTAAGTAAACCAAATCTTTTGTAGCATAACTCCTTTGCTTCGATTACAATAAGTAATAAGCAAAGGAGTTTTTTCATGGACGCATTAGATCTGGTTCCTCAAAAGAAAATCCAATGTCTTGATCTGGGTTTTGTGGAACTTGTAGATGTAATGCCAAGAATAATTCCTGATGGTCAGACATGTGATTATGCCATAGCGCAAATGGCAAGAGTAAGTTATGGGGATGGTACTAAATCTGTCAACGAAGATAAAGGGCTAATTAGATACCTTTTAAGGCACCAGCACACTTCACCATTTGAAGGCATTACTTTTAAACTTCACATGAAATTGCCCGTGTTTTTGGCTAGGCAGGCAATTAGACATCGCACTGTATCACTTAATGAGATCAGCGGCAGATATTCTGTCATGAAAGATGAATTCTACTTTCCTAACTCCGATGAGTTAAGGAAGCAGTCCAAAACTAATAAGCAAGGTTCAGATGGTACCATTGATGATATACAGTCTGCTGTATTTGCAGAAGGAATCAAATCTCAGTGTAAGTCTGCTTACGACCTTTATTTAAGAATGCTGGATGCTGGCGTTGCAAGGGAACAGGCAAGAATGGTTTTGCCTCTCAATTTGTATACTGAATGGTATTGGTGTCAAAACCTGCATAATTTGTTGCATTTTTTGGCTTTGAGAGCTGATAGCCATGCACAGTATGAAATTCAGGTTTATGCTAATGCAATTCTTGAATTGATTCGTCCTCTTGTGCCTTGGACTATTGAGGCATGGGAAGATTATCACATTATGCGTGGCGCTGTCAAATTAACATCTTTGGAAACTGAAGCTATTAAAAAGCACAACTTACACCGTGATCAGACTCAGGGTGTAAGTTGGATTGGTCAAATAGAAAGCGAAAATAAGAGAGAAAAGTCAGAATGGAAAGATAAAGCTGCTGATTTAGGCTTTAACATTCTGAATTAAATTTGCAAATCTGGCGCTTTCCTTCTCGTTAAACGCATTCTGTAGTGCGTCTAGAAGGGCCTTTACAATCTGGTCGCCATAGTTCTTTATAACGTAGGGGATAATCTTCTCTACCATTAGCTTCATAAGAATTGGAGCAAAATTCTGTGCATCTTTATCATTAAGGAAGTCAGCTAGCGTGGCATCAGATGGTGCCATGCCTTTTTGCTCTGCCATAGAAAATGATTTGTTGCTGGTTTTAAAAAGTGATAGGATAAAATCCAAAACTACTGGTCCAAAAAGTCGAACTAGCTCAATTACAAATCCTACTGAGAAGCCATTTTTGATGCCTTCAATAGCTACGCTGAGTACTTCAGGTCCATATTTGTTTAGACATTCTGCAATAAAATCAGCGGAAAGTCCGAAATTTTCTGCTGTGCTGGTCAGTTCTTTTACTTCTTCTGCATTCAATACATTCATTTTTGCTCCTTATTAGTGCCACCTGATTTTATAATTAAGTGTTTCTGTAACGGTTTCTTTTGGAGCAGTGTTACTTTTTTTCTCAACAACTTTAGTTGATACAAAATCTGTTATTTTCCCATCGACTAAACCAACTGCAAATACAGTGATTTGCGAATTTTCTGGAACACTGGCCAAAACAATAGCTTTTTTGCCGTTGTCTTCTAAGTAATTGATATTTTTATCAGATACCACAAGCCATTTGACTGTTCCTGCGCATTTGGCTTGAACCATAGTGAAACCGCCAACGGTAGCAACAACTTCATTTGGAAGTTCAATGCCTTCTGCTTTTGCCACAGATTTAGCTGGAACAATAGGTTTTTGCGCCATAGATTGCATTGGCAGACACATAAAAACTGCTAAAACTGCATAAGATAGGTACTTTAACATATTAGCTCCTTTCTAACTACAATAATATATATCCTTAGAGCAAATTAATACTAGAGGTTGAAAAATGAATAGTTCAGCAGGCGATCTTTTGCTGGCTTTTTTAGATAAAGATTCGCAAAAAACAATCGATATAAATGTTGTCGGCGATGTAATGTTCGATGAGTATCATGAAGTTGAAGTAGAAAGAATAAGTCCTGAGTTCCCTATACCAGTATACAAATCCAATTCAGTAGATCCATGTTCCGGCATAATTCCCGGCGGAGCCGCAAATGTTGCGTATCAATTCAAACACTTTAACGTACAGTCAGAACTTGTAGCTCTCATCAATAAAGTTGGAGAGGTGTCTTTTAATGCAAAAGGCATAAGTACTACTAATTGCAAGGTTTACAACAACATTACCATCCCAACTAAAAAAAGATTTTATTCTCAAGGCGTACCGCTTGTTCGTCACGACATTGAGAAAGAAAACTACGGGATAGATGAAATTAAGAAGTACTTGTTTGATCTACAGGTGCCAGATGCAGACTTCACAATATTTAGTGATTATTCCAAAGGATTGTTTAGCAATCCATGGTTCCGAAAGTTCATTACCAAAACCAAAAGCATAGTAGACCCCAAAAGCAGCTTTATAGACATGTGGGAAGGATGTAGCTATTTCAAACCTAATGCCTCAGAAGCTGAAAAATTGAGCGAGAAAAAGAATATCCATGATCAGCTTGAATTTTTTATTGATAGTTTGAAATGCCAAGGGGTTGTGATTACCCGTAGTGGAGCTGGTGTCATTGGCAAAGATGATCGCAATAACACTTTCGAAGTAGTACCAGATTTCAAACTTCCAAATCCAGAAAGTGTTATAGGTGCCGGCGACTGCTTTATATCATTTCTTACAATGGCATTGGCTAGAGGATTTAGCTTAGAGAAAGCAGCTCAGATAGCATTCGCTGCAGGTTGCTGTTATGTTAGAAAAAGGCATAACAGTCCTCTCAGTCCAGCAGAACTGTTATCATATTGTGGTGTTAAAGTAATTAACAATCCTGATATTTTGAAGCGTAGAAATTTTAAACTTGTCGCAACTAATGGATGTTTTGATGCAGGCTGCACTTTGGCTCATGTAGATTGTTTGAAATTCGCTAAAAGTCATGGTGATAAACTTCTCGTTGCTATCAATTCTGATGCGAGTGTTACAAAATTAAAAGGAAGAGGCCGGCCTATTTTACCGGCTGTAGAGAGGGCCAAGATAATTGCTGCTCTAGAATTTGTTGACTTTGTTGCTATTTTTGACGAAGACACACCTTATGAAATATACAAGAAGGTTATGCCTGATCTTATTGTTAAAGGTGGGGATTATAGGAAGAATGAAGTAGTTGGTAATGATTTGGCTGATGTTATAATATTCCCTTATGTTAATTGTGTTAGCACAACAGAAAAGGTTAAGAAACTAGCAGATTAGTAATATATAAATTTATGAAGTTAAATTTCGCCAAATGGCTCGCTGAGGAATCGAAGCCAGATTTCACAGGTATGATAGCACAGTCTTTAGTGCCTGCGCTGCTTGACCCTTTGTCAAATCAACTAGCTAACAAAATGAAACCAGCTGTTGAAAAAATAGTAGCCGACTCTTCTGCTAAAACAGCAAAGGATTTAGCTAATCAACAGAGAATGCAACAACAACAGCAACAAAATAAACCAGCTTTTCCGGCTAAAGACAAAATGAATGACACGCAGCCCGGCAAAGCTTTCAACCCTGCTACCGAGCAAAAACCAGCTACTACTCAGTATGGGCAAGTTAATACGCCTAATCCCGGCGATAAGAAAACGGCTGATATGATTACAAAGCAAGTAACCCAGAATGTTGTAAAAGCCATGGAAGGAAAGCCTATAGGACAGGGTACCGTGCCTAAGGGTACTCCATGAGTTTCAAAGAGTGGCTTCAATTAGATGAAAAAGATAATCGTGGTGGCGACAGATACAAGACATTTGCATCACATCTTCGCAACCACATGACAAGGTCCATGAACAAATTTAAAAATCCATATAAAGATACATTCAAAGGCGTATTCAAAGTCAAAAATGTATAAAAATATATTTATTTCACTATATTAGGTTTAAATTTATTCCGAAATTTAATTCTTTCGATTAGTGGTAAGTATAAATACAAGGAATGGCCAGTAAGTGTAAATTGAAAAGAATCAAATGAAGGATTTTAAAAATTAAGGTGGCCACATGTCAAGATTCAGTTTTGACTCAGATTATGATGATGACGAAGAAGAGCGAGATCAGGAGCGAGAGGAAAATCTTGCCGATGAACTTTTTCTTAAAGATCAAATAATCACAGTCCAGCAAGAAAATAATGATATTCTCAAAATGGAAGTTGAACAAAAGCTAATAGAAATTTCTATTGCTGTTTGTCAAAAAAGTTGGTTCTGGTCATTTAGAAGTCTATCAAGCAAAATAAAAGCTGTTAGAAAAGTTTTTAAACAATTTAAAAATATGCTACTAAACGAAAAGTTCTAAAAATTACCAATCTACCACACTGTAATAACCGAGGATAATGTTCTCGGTTATTTTTTTATAAAGGGGTTAATATGCCTTCTTATTGTTTCCAATGTGGAAAGTGCAAGAAAGAATATAGTGATCTAGTTTCATTCGATCCAACCGGAAAGTACAAGGATACTGAATGTCCTAGCTGTGGAAGCAAAAAGAAGAAAATGCTTCTTACAGCAGCAGAATTAAAATTTTCAAATCCTACAGACACTTCGAAATTTGATAACTTTAGTTATCGTGCAGGATATAATTTAGAGGCTGCACAAGATTTGAGAAAGGCAGCCGAAGAAGTTTCGCATATGGGAACTGAACCATATGCAGACGGCATAGACGATATAAATCGTGGTGATCTGTTTGGTGAGGTCAAGTAAAGGAGCCCGTTATGACCACTAAGCTTGAAAAAATCTCAGCCCTGTATAACAAAGATGAATTCGTAACGATCAATGAGGAAATGAGCTTCGAGGATTACCTTGAGCTTTGCTACAAGCGTCCCAAGCTTGTAAGGACTGCGTATCAGAGAATCTATGACATGGTTATCTCCAAGGGAGTAACTGAAGTAGAGCAGTATCGCAAAGTTCTTACAAAGTACAATTTCTTCAGTGATACTCAAATTCCTATCTTTGGTTTGGAAGACACTATTGACAGGCTGATGAAGCATGTCAAAGGCGCAGCCGGTGGTTTTGGCACCGAGAAGCGTATTCTTCTGCTCCACGGTCCAGTAGGAAGTAGCAAATCAACTATCTGTCGTTTGCTGAAGAGGGGTCTTGAAAATTACAGCAAGACGGATGAAGGTGCATGGTACAGCTTTAAGTGGGTTAATTTACCTACAGGTGCCGATGGCATTTATACGAGTGAGTGCGATGACTGCCCGATGCATGAGGAGCCGCTCAAGCTGATTCCGGCAGACATGCGTAAGACTGTTCTGGCCGAGCTAAATGAAATCCACATGCAGCAAACGCCAGAAGCGGACAGGGTATCCCAATACAACTTGGCTATTGATGGAGAGCTTGACCCACGTTGCAAGTTTTTCATGCAACAATTGCTCAAGCGTTATAAGGGTGATTGGAAGCAGGTTGTAGACAATCATATTCGTGTTGTACGAAAGGTTTATAGCGAAGCTGATCGTACTGGTGTCGCTACTTTCCAACCTAAAGATGAGAAAAATCAGGATGCGACGGAACTTACTGGTGATATTAATTTCGCTAAGATTAGTCACTTTGGAAGCGATAGTGATCCTAGAGCTTTTAGTTTCGATGGTGAGCTATGCGTTGGCAACCGAGGAGTAGTTGAATTCATCGAAATGTTAAAATTGGAGCAGGCCTTCTTGTATGACCTTTTAGGTGCTTCACAAGAGCGTAGTATCAAGCCAAAGAAATTTAGCCAGATTACCGTGGATATGGCAATTATTGGACATACTAATCAGCCCGAATTTGAAAAGCTGAAGAACAATCAATTCATGGAAGCTTTGCGTGACCGAACTGTCAAGATTGACGTTCCTTACCTGACTCGTTGGGACGATGAGATCAAGGTTTTAAGGCAGGACTATGATCAAGATAAGGTAAGGCAGCACATTGCTCCTCACACTATTGAGGTTGCAGCTTTGTGGGCCGTACTTACCAGATTGCAAGATGACAAGGATGGAAAGCTCAGCTTAGTAGAAAAAGCCGAATTGTATAACGGCAAGATGATTCCCGGCTGGACGGAAGACAGTGTCAAGGAACTTCGTGACAAGTACGAAGAAGAAGGTATGAACGGCGGTGTTAGCGCCCGTTATGTTCAAGATAAGATTTCTAATTGCCTAGCAGATAGGCATGATTACATCAACCCATTTATGGTCTTGAACGCCCTCAAGGATGGCCTTGAGAATAACTCTTTAATTACTAACAAGGATCAGGTAGTCCGTTACAACACCTGCATCGATCTTGCTAGTAAAAAACTTGATGAAATTCTCAAAGCGGAGGTGCAAAAAGCTCTAGTGGGAGATGAAGAAGCAGTTGTAAGGTTGTGCAGCAATTATATTGATAACCTCATGGCCTATATTAACAAGTCCAAGGTACGTAATCCTTACACTGGCAGGGAAGAAAGTCCAGATGAAAGGTTTATGCGTGGTATTGAAACCAAGATCGATGTGCCAGAAAACGGCGTTGATGATTTCCGGCGCATGATCGCTGCCTTTATTGGCGAATTGGCTCACAAGGGCAAGACATTTTCATGGGATAGTAACCCTCTTCTCAAAAAGGCTTTTGAATCCAAGCTATATGAGGATACAAAAGACCACATCAAGCTTTCTGCTTTGCATGTAAGTGGAGCGTCCGTTGTTGATCCCAAGGTTCAAGAAAAGATTGATGCAGTATCTAAGAGGCTGCAGGAAATGGGATACAACGAGCAGAGCGCAAGGGATGTGCTTGATTATGTTGGATCCATATTCGCAAGAGGCGACTTGGCAGATCAAGACTAATAAAAGTACCGTTTCGCAGACGGAATCTATTTAAAGCTTGGGGAGACAAATGTCTAGGAACCAAGAATCTGCTTTACAAAGGAGATGATCATGGGTGTATGTAAGAAGAACAACAAGAACAATCTTCGCTTGTTAGAAGAGATCGATGATGTTATGATGGAGTCTTGGGCTCAAGGATTTGACTTGGGCCAAGCCATCGACACCATGCCAAATTATTTAAGGGAAGCTTTCCTTAAGTTTTCGTTTGGCACTCCGGTGAAAACCGACGATGGCAGTTATGTCATCACCCTTAGGCCATAAGGTGCAACATGCTCGGAATCCTCCTTTCTGCCTTGTTTCAATTTGTTCTTCTTAACAACTTGGATAACAGAAAGGAGTATTCCGGAAATGTTTTTCACACAGAGTCTTACTCTGAGTTCTATGGAAGCTTGGATCAGGATGAATCCGGAAACTTTGTATTTTATCATGTGCCGTCTGGTGTGATTAAACCAGCAGTAATTTTCAAACATCAAATGACATTTGTAAAACGCAGCGACCGTATGAAAGCTTTGAAAAATGTTGGTAAAAATGTTAGAATTAAAGGACAAATTTTAAAAACAGAAGATTTTGAAATCCTTATCGTAGAGAGTATAGATATTTTGCAATTAGAAATTTAAGCTCACATATCTTATCGAAAGAGGTATCCCAATGTGTCCTCGCCGTATTGAAGAAGATCACAACAGTTTTAGAGATGTAGTTTCTGGTAAAATAAGAAAAGCTTTGAAAAAGTTCGTTAAGAACGGTTCTATGTTCAAGAACCGTGGCAAAAACGGCAAAGTACAGATAACCATTCCCCGTATTGATATTCCTCACATTGTTTACGGCGATAACAATTCGGGCGTTGGTAGAGGTAATGTAAAAAAAGGCGATGTAATAGGCAAAGATGATCCTAAAAACGGCAAAGGCAATCAAGCTGGGGAGGATGAAGGAGAAGGCATCGTCATTAATCTTGACATGGAAGAACTTCTTCAGTTCATGCAAGAAGAGCTACAGCTGCCTAATCTACAGCCTAGAGAAGATGATGTAATTGATGAAGTAAAAATTAAATACAACAACATAAGTCTAGTTGGCCCAGAAAGCCTTAGACATACCAGAAGAACCATGCTTACAGCCTTAAAAAGGTTATGCAGTACTGGAGAGATAAACAAGTTACATCACATTCCCGGATTCAAAGATCCGGTGAAATTGATTACTCCTATTAACAGCGATAAACGCTACAGGCAGCATAAAGAAATCAAAATGCCTAGTAGCAATGCCTTGATTATATACGCAAGAGATGGCTCTGCGTCTATGGATGAAACAAAGTGTGAAATAGTTTCTGATATGGCTTGGTGGATAGACGTTTGGATAAAGAGATTTTATAAGCGCACGGAAAGATTTTTTGTTTGGCATGATGTTACTGCACAGGAAGTGTCAGAAGATAAGTTCTACAAGTACAGGTATGGCGGCGGAACAACTTGCAGCAGTGCATTAAAGCTTATTGCAAAACAATTTGAGAACAGATTCCCACCAAAGAAATGGAACATTTACGTGTTCTATTTCACCGATGGAGAGAATCAGTACAATGATAATCCTGAATTTATCAATGTGCTTAAAGAAAAGTTTGGAACAAATACGGTAAATCTTTTCGGCGTTACGCAGATAAATGCTTATGATTATAGAAACAGCGTCATGGAAGCAGTAGACACAGCTATTGTTGACAATGTTCTTGAAGACAATGTCAAAACTACTGACATTAATGCAAATAACCTGAATCCAGAAGATAGAAGCAAAACCATCCTAGAGGCCATCAGGCAACTCATGGGAGCTAAGGGTTCGAGCAAGCTTGGGAGCGAATAAATGAGCAACAAATTTATGTATGGCAGCCCTATTCTTATGGGCAGCAATACAACGCCCGGTGTCCAAATACCACCGGAATTGAAGCGTGTCATACCTGATATTTTCAAAGCCTGTCAGGAATTTGGTTTAGATTATTACGCTCCTATTATCCAAATGCTCACCCATGACGAAATGTCAGAGGTTGCCAGCTATGGCGGTTTCGGCGTTCGTTATCCACATTGGAAATGGGGCATGGAATATGAAGAGATGCAGCGTGGCTATATGCACGGCATGCACCGCATTTATGAAATGGTCATCAATTGTGATCCTTGTTACATCTATTGTTTGAACAGCAACACCTTACTGGATAATGTCACTGTAATTGCCCATGCCTTGGGTCATTCACACTACTTTAAAAACAATTTGTTCTTCAAACACACCAATAAAAACATGCTCAATGAGTTCGCTAATCATGGAACTCGTATTAGGCGTTATATGAGCCGCTGGGGCAAGGAAAGAGTTATAGAATTTATTGACAACGTTTTAAGAATAGAAACTTTAGTTGATAATGCCAAAGCATGGAACCAAAGAGAAATCAAGCAACCTGTAATTAGAGATCAAAGGAAGTACCGTCAACCAAAACGCATGCAGACAGATAAATCTCGCATGTACATGGATGATTGGATTAATACTAAGGAATTTCTTGAATCAGAACATAGAAAAATTGAGAAAGCTGAAAAAGCTGATGATTTAGGTCTTATGCTAAGGCCTGAAAAAGATATTTTTGGCTGGATTAAAGATAATGCAAATTTGAAGCCTTGGCAAGCCGACATCATGAGCATGTTGTATGACGAGGCTATGTATTATGCTCCGCAAGGCGCTACTAAAGTCGCCAATGAAGGATTTGCTAGTTACTGCGATTATAAATTGATTGCAGAGCAGGGTTTGTGCGCTTTAGGCCAACCATCGCATGACCACGGGATTGTTGAATATGCCAAACACAAAATGGGCGTCTTAGGAGGAAAATATAGTACCAATCCTTATAAGCTAGGCTTCTGCATGCTTTTAGATATAGAAGAAAGATGGAATAAAGGCATGTTCGGCAGCGAATGGGATAACGTTGCTTCCTACAAGGAAAAAGAAAATTGGGATCAGAAGTTGGGTTTAGGAAAAGATAAAGTCTTTGAGGTCGTAAGAAATTACGATGACGTAAATTTGATCAACGAATACTTCGATCAAGATTTCTGTGATAAATATCAGTTTTTTGATTGGGAAAAGCAAGAGAACGGAGAGTATGTAGTTGCAAGTAAGGATGCCAAACAAATCAAGAAGAAGCTTATTGAAAAGCATGCAAACCGTGGCTTGCCTATGATTTCGCTTGTTGATTCAAATCATTTGGGCAAAGGAATTATGTTACTTGAACACAAGTGGACAGGACGTACACTTTACAATCCTTATGTTAATGAAACTCTTGTATCAATAAATTTCCTAACAGGAAGACCTGTACTTTTGGCTTCCAAAAAGAAAACTGGCGAGGAAATCATATTTTATTGTGAGGGCTTTGGTGATTCACAGGTTCATCAGCTTACAAGAGAACAATATCGTAGAGAATTTGGAATTACACAAAAATAATTTGAATTTTAATTCCAAATGGATATAATAATGTAACAAGAAAGATTAAAACATGTAGGCGAATTAGCCTCCCCAGTTACAGGTGTTGACTGGGGAGGCTTTTTTTGTTTGCTAGAATTTAAATTTTTGACGGCTATTCTACTATATAAGAGTATGAAGAAAACATTCGATGAAATAAGTAAATATTTTAAAGAACATGACTGTGAGCTTTTGGAAAGCGAATATTTAAATGCGCATGAGAAAATGAAATATCGTTGTTCTTGCGGAAACATTTCTTTTATACATTGGAATAACTTTAAATCAGGTAGAAGATGTGGTTGCAGAAGAATTGGCGCACAAAGATTTACAGAATTTCAAGTCAAAAATGAAGTTGAGTCATTGGGTTTTTCTTTTGTTTCATCTAAATTTGTCAATAATCAACATATAGTTAAATGCGTATGTAAATGTGGTGTGTTGCGTGAAGTTCAACTGAAAAGCATACGTAGGTCTGATGGTTGTTTTACTTGTAGAAATCAAAATTTTGCTTTGAAATATCAAGAAGTATTTGATTATTTTGCACAACATAATTGTAAGCTTTTGGAAAAAGAATATAAAAATGCACGAACAAAATTGAAATATATTTGTAGTTGTGGCTCAGAATCTTCAATTGTATTCGATAGCTTCAAAAGAGGCAATCGTTGTAGGAAATGTGGTAACAAAAAGAATTCATTACAACAAAGATTATCACAGGAAGAGGTAACAAAACAATTTTCTGATCATGGGTGTGTTTTGCAAGATAAATATAAAAAAGCAAGCACACCTTTAAAATTTATATGTAAGTGTGGCAGACAAGGTCTGAAGAGTTTGAACAATTTTAAAAAAATGCCGAGGTGCAAATCATGTAGCTTACAGGCAAGAAGTGGACAAAATCATTATGAATGGATATCAGATAGAAAAATGAAAATAGAGTATGATTTGTTCAGGGATAAATGTTATAAGATGTTAAAAATTGTCTTAGGAAAATTTGGTGGGATCAAGTCGAAAAGAACAGAGGAAATGCTTGGATTTTCACCGGAGGAATTAATAGCCCACATAAGTGGTCATCCAAATTGGAGTAATTTGAAAAACGAAAGATGGCATTTAGATCATATTTTTCCAATAAAAGCTTTTTTTGATTATAGCATAAAAGATTTGAAACTTATTAATTGTTTGGAAAATTTACAGCCATTGACAGCAAAACAAAATTGTGTTAAAAATTGCAAGTATGATGCGGTTGCTTTTGAAAACTGGCTTCAGTCAAAAGGTGTAAAGGTAACATCATGTCTAACCAAGGGTCAAGTGTGAAGATAGTAGGTTTTGAACACCTACATCTTCACACTGACATACTGCCCCCGGCATAATTCAATGCCGGGGGCGCAAGAATATAGTCTTCTCGATGGATTTGGCCAGTGTGAAGAATATGCCGATCATTGGCATCACCATGGGAATTTTATTTGTGTAAGTGACCATGGAATGATGGGTGCAATACCCAGACAAATAAAAGCATGTGAGTCTATTAATGACAAGCATGGCAAAAATAAATTAACTCCTCTCTTCGCATGCGAGCTGTATGTTAATAAGGCGCATTTTGAAGCTACTCCAACAGAAGAATCTAGAAAAGCCTTCGTTGAGAGACTTGACCCTGAGCAGCTGGCTGATTTTAAAATAAGAGGGAATCATTTATTAGCTATTGCACTGACCAACGAAGGTTATCAGAATCTTGTGCGATTATGCAGCTGGGGGCATCTAAATGGATTCTATGGAAGGCCAAGGGTCAATTATGAGGTGCTTAAGGCTCACAAGGCGGGACTTGTTTTTACAAGTTGCTGCTACGCCTCTGAAATTGGTCGTACTTTCGACACCAAAGGTGAGGAAGCCGCTGAGGAAACTCTTAAGGTTTATATGGAAATGTTTCGGGGGCAATTTTATCTAGAAATCATGATGCTTGATTTCCCTAAGCAAAAACCCTATGACAAATTCATTATAAAGATGAAAGAAAAGTATGGTCTGCCTATTATATTAACCCAAGATTGCCATTATTGTAAACAAGAAGACAGCCATTATCAACGCTTGATGCTCATGGTGCAAACTAAAAGAACCTTGCCAGAGCTTGAAAAAGCTATGAAGGAAAATGAATTTCAGGATTTTTTTGAGTTGCAGGATCAAAACCTCTGGATGAAAAGCGAAGAGGAATTGAATTCTTTTTGGCTGGAAAAATATACTGATATTATTCCTCTGGAGATTTTTGAGGAAGCAAAAAAGACTACTGTAGATATTGCGAGAATGGCGAATGTCACTATAGATCGGAGCCTCAAGTTTCCTACTTTTCCTGAAGAAGGAGCAAAATTACTAGATTTAATAGTCCAGAGCTGTAAGAAGCGCAACATTACTTTGAATAAAGAATACAAGATGCGTTTGTATGAGGAATATGACATCATTACCAGAAAAGGTTTTGCTAGTTATTTTATAGTGCAGAAAATGATGGCAGACGAAGCCAGACGTATTTTGCCGGAATTGATTTTGGGATCAAATGGCAGAGAAGCTATTGGACCGGGCAGAGGCTCGGGAGCCGGAAGCTTGATCCTTTACCTTTTGGGTGTCACTGATGTTGATCCGATCAAACACGGACTTTTATTCAGTAGATTTTTGTCTGAAGCTAGAGGTGGCAAGCAAATAAAATTGCGGTGGTAGTATATAATTATTTGAGGTGCAATATGAAATTATTCACAGAGTGGATGTCGATTCGTCAAATGAATGAGCCTCTAACTCCTTCAGGCTCTTATCAGTTTTCTGGTACTTACAACCTTGACCAAATGCCAGATTTGATTGAGAATAGCGAGAAGCTAGAATTAGCTGATGCACTCAAGATGATCCCAGAACAATACAACGGGCAATTTGGCGGTATGAGTGAGTGCCAAGCCGGTAAAGGCGTTACAGCCGATGAGCAGGAAGTTGTTTGGGTTGCTAACGAAGCAGGTACAGTTTATATTTTCGCCAAAACTTGATAGAGGATTGATCTATGAGCACTAGGTGTTCATTTTTTTACAGTCATGATGGCAAAGGCCAAACTCACGTTTTCGAGGATTTGGCTGAAGAAAACGGTTTAATATTCATAGAAAAAACACAGACCATAGACAGTAGGCTTGCTCTTTCACTAGAGGAGCTGCTGTCTATTGGTCAAAGTTTTGATATAAATGAGCTTCGTAGACAAGTCAATTTGACTGACGAGCAGCTATTAAAAGGCGCAACAAATTATGTTGAAAAATGCCTTAACACTAAATCTTTTTTTCAAGGTATTTATTTTGCTGATTTTCCTGAAAAAGAAAACACGCCAAAAGAAGCTCAGATTGAATTCAGATTTGTTCAATTTAAAAAGACAAGGGATAAACTAAAAGAGTTGCTAACCAAGGTGGAAAGCAACTCTAAATCTGGTCATAAATTTTATTTTGGTCTAGAAGATATCAAATAATATTTGATTTTTTAAGTTCTTGTAGCAGTGCATTTCGATAAAGCTCGCTATTTTCTGCAAGATAGCTCACGTATTTAATTGATTGGATTGGGTCTGGATGAAACATGTTTCCAGACTCTGACAATACTTTTGGAGCTTTGCTTTTTACCTGCCAGTGAGTGTTTAGCATGCTATCCACTTCACCAGCTGTGTCTGTACTCCATGGGCTTTGTTGGCTGTAATCTCCAATGTCTATTTCTTGGTCGTATCCATCAAAAGGATTGTTTTCTCCCAAAGGAATGTCTGTATCCTGTGGATAAACACCTGCGGAATAAGGGAAATACCCGTGATCTTCCTTGGGGGCGACCATAATATCGTTAGGTTCTTTTCGGTAATTAGGAATATCCCTCTTTGGAATCAAGTTGTCTTCTGGGCTGTTAGGCTGCTCGAAGTTCAATGGATCTAAGCAACTTACGGCATCTACACTTGTTTTTCCATTCGCATCTAGGTATTCTTTAATTGTAATCATGATTTTACCTCTCAAATTATATTTACTTACGAATTAACATTTTTGGGAGAAATTAATGGAGCGTCTTCGTTTAATTATTTCTGAAAGAAAAGATCAGTACGCAGAATTGAAAAATCACTCTAATTTTGAGAAAAGATTACGTTGGGAATTGATTGAAATAGAAGTTCAAGATGAAGAAAAATATTTCTTGGACATGTTTGAAAACAATGAGAAAAAGCCTAACCCACATAATTTACTTATTCCTGTGCTACTAGGAATTTGCGAGAGTGTAGATTTAAACAAAGAACCTTTATACAAAATAGGTGATTTCCCTGATGTAGACGTTGATTATTTACCACCGGTTAGAGATTATCTAAAAAACACATGGGCTCCACTCACGTTCGGCAAGGAAAATGTTTGCAGCATTGGTAATTATGGCACATTTGGCTTGAAGAGTAGCCTGATAGACATGGCCAGAGTGCATGGCTATGATAGGAATGAAATACTTAAAATTACTACAAATATTGGACTTAAAGATGATGAAGGTCAAGTATTGACTTTTGATAAGGCCTTGGAGTTATATCCTGAACTCAAAGCATATTTAGATGACCATCAAGATGTAGAAGTGGCCGTGAGAAAGCTTCTGCACAGAAACCGCAGCATGGGCAAACATGCTGGGGGTCTTATTATATGCAATAGTAGAATTGACAACTTTGTCCCCTTGGTTAGAGGGACAGATGGAAGTCCTGTTAGTTCTTGGGTAGAAGGTCTGCATGGACAAGATTTAGGACCTGTAGGTCTTATTAAGTTTGATTTACTTGTGGTTGACGGACTGTATCAGGTGGCTTTAGCTACAAGATATGTTAAAGAACGCCATAAATTGAGTTCTGTGTGCGCTCTGGAAGGAGATTGGGACTGGAGCGACACTTCTTACCTGAATGATCCAGATAGCCTTTCTATGGCTAATGAAGGTGATTTAAAATGCATATTTCAGTATGACAGTGATGGTATTCGTGCATTGGCTACCAAAGGTGGAGTTGATGGGTTTGAGGACTTGGTTGCTTACGTAAGCCTATATCGTCCAAGCTGCTTGATGATGAAAATGGACGAGGAGTTTGTCGAAAGAAAGCGTGGGCGTAAACTTTATGAAGTGCCAGAAATCTTAAAAAGCGCCTTGGACAAAACCTACGGGGTTTTGATTTATCAAGAGCAGGTTATGCAGATTTTGAACATAGTTGGCAAAATTCCTCTTAGGGACTGCTATCAAGTAATCAAAGCTATATCTAAGAAAAAAGTAGATGGGTTTAAAAAATATAAAGAGAAGTTTATTGAGAATGGACAACAGACATTAAATAAAAGCGCCAAGGAAATGGACGAATACTTTCAGCTTATTGAAAGCTTTGCTGGTTACGGCTTCAATGCAAGTCATGCGACGGCGTACAGTTATATTTCTGCTAGGCAATTGTACCTGAAATCGCATTACCCCCTTGAATTCTTTACGAGCAGTTTGCAGTGCCAAGATAACGAAGAAAAAAGAAGAGATTATATTACAGAGGCTTTAAACCATGGTGTTAATGTCAAGGGGTTGGACATTAACAAGTCCAAACAAACATTTGATATAATCGATGATACAATCTATATTGGATTCGGTAATGTTAAAGGTATTGGCGAAGATAAGGCAAAGAGGATCGCTGAATTGCAACCTTATGCCGGTTTCGAAGACTTTTTGGAACGTTATGGTACTGAAGCCGGCACAGTCAAACCATTGATCGGATTAAGAATATTTGGGGACAACGTCCAAGATCAATATGCTTACTGGCTTAAGTTTACCGAAGTGAGGAAGCAAATCAAGGATAAAGACAAAAGATTTGAGAACAATATAAAAGAAATACTTGCTAAATTAGTAGAAATTTTACCTTCTTCTATGCGTAATGCCTTGTCCAAAGTGGCAAGATTAGAGCAAAGAATTTTTGATGTCGTAATAAGTCATGTAGAAAAGCTGAATGATGCAATCTTGCTTTCTAAAGTTAAAGAACTGCAAAAGAAATTTGCTGGTGCCACAACCAGATACGCAACTAGTCAAACCAAGGTTGAGATGCCTAAATTAGGATTAGTAAAACTTGAGGATTGCAAGGAGGTTGATGAAAAATTTGTAAAAGCTATAGCTGATAAAGAAGAATGTGAAGTGGCATATTATGGGTTTGTTTGGTCGAACAAGGTTAGGGAATTTGCAAAATATAAAGGTGGTTTCAATTTTGATTTGGCCAAACGTAAGAGCATAACCAATCCCAAGCCATATTACATGATTTACGGGGTGGTTCAGTCTTGCACATTGAAAAGTTTCAAAAACGGCAACGGCAAATATGCAAGTTTAGAACTGATGGATGATAATTTGCAGACAAATAAGGTTACTATTTGGGAGGATGATTATATTATATTTAAAGAAGATTTAAAAAAGGGAAACTTTATTAGTATACAGGTCACTGTGTCTACTAAAGGATATCAGGGTTTTACTCTGTTTGGTCCACCGAGACACAAGAGGCATACTCTTCCTGCAAAACGTTACGATACAAGACTGGTAGTTTTAGAGGATGTTTCAAATGTCTGATGAAAAAATTGTTATAGATGAAAATAATTTTGCCCAACATTTCAAGGAAGCTGGAAAATTTCCCCCTGATAAAGGGGATTCTATGGCTATATTCAGGGCATGTGCTGAGTTTGTGGATGGCGATATAAAAAGAGATGTAGTTAATAAATTGAAGCAAACAGATGGCGGAGCAAGATTTGCTATACAAATACTTATGAAAAAATGTAATATGAGTTACAGGGAATCAATTAAAATATGCAAGGAAGTTTGTAAAGACCTTGAAAGTATGTCCGAAGAAGATGTTCTAAATAAACCATATAAGTTTTTATATGAGAACAAATACTTTGTAAAGAAGGAGTTGGTACCTGAAAATAACCCGCATTGGGAACTAGTAAACCTGAAGAGTGTTACGGTAGAAGAAAAAAAAGCTGATGTTCCATCTGAAAAAATAGAGTTAGAATAATATATACATCTCAAGGAGAAATTCTATGAATCACGACTCATCATGGCATCAACAGAAGCAAGATTTTGACGAATTGTGCAGAATCTGGGACAAAGCTCAGGCTGATGGTATTTTCTCTGAGCGCAAGACCGAGGTTGAAACTCGATCTGATTTCTTTGGAAATTATGATTTGCCTGAGGATGAAGGCATCAAGCATTCTGAAGCCGATTACTGGCGAGATGTTATTAGCCGTTCTGGAGAATTAGCTCCCGATGAGTCTATGGTTTTGATGGAAGCAGCTAGGAAAAAGGCTGCTGCTAAGAAAAAAAAAATAAATAAAGCCAAAAATTCCACGAAAAACCTTGATGAGCTTGGAATTGAAGATACCGAGAAAGAAGTTAAGCGCTTCAAGAAGGCAAAGTCAGGTAAAGGTGGCGATACCGCAACAGGTGATGTTGATATCACGCCTCCTTACAAAAGAGTACAGGCATCTGTTGAATATGGCGATATTCCAAGCCTAAAAAAAAAGGTAAAAAATCTCGCTAATCAACCACAGCACGTTAAACCTGATACAGCCGGTGCAGATCAACAAGATCAACACGGCAGAGTAAAGGTTAATGCCGGATTGGCTGCTCATCCTAGATATGGGGAAATTGAAGACCTCAAGCACAAGATTGAGCAAGCTGGTGCGGAAATGAGTTCTTTAACTGGGCTAGACATGAAAAAAGCCCAAGCTTTTGATAAGAAGTATATTAAATTGATGGCTAAGCTTGAGAAACTCAGCAGTGATTTGGTAACAAGCTATCGCAAGAACCAGTACTATTAATAGTTAAAAGGATATAATTCCATGGAGCAGCAACAATTTATTTGTAGGTGCCTTAAGTGTAGATGGATAAGGCAGTCTGAGAATGGACATGACAGTTTCAACGACTTGGTGCCAATCAAGACCTGCTCCAACTGTCATGGTCCGAGGAAATATAAGTGTCCACAGTGCGGTCAAATAATGAAAGCGATACCGTTAAACCAAAGACCCGGATTCACGGGCACCTCTTCGTAAAAGGTAACTTAGATTACAATCATAGTAATTTTTGTGAGTCCGAAGAACTCTACGATTTAGTATTGTTCCACAAAAATGTATTCAATAGAAATACTAACAAACCTGTAGTGTTTTTAAGTTGCTTAGTTGAATTTGGATGCGAGTCTTTACTTCCTCACTATTACTTACCACATTTCAAAAAGAAATTTAGATGGTTTCACACGATTGCGATTGGATGGCCCGGCCGTGATTTCCTATACAAAGACTATGTTGATGAATTTTGGCATATAGATGATAAATTTACCAATTTAAGACATTACACTAAAGCGTTCAGCGGAATGTCCAAAAATATAGCTTTGATAGAAAATGGATTTAAAAAATTTGGAAGGGTATTCAATTCAAAAAGTCTAAACAATTTTTTCTGTGAAGGAGTTTGCAAAGACTGCAAGCAGCCTTTTATGAGCATGCATAAAAAGCAAAACTGCGATAATTGCAAATCATTTAACATCATAAACAGTATACTTTCTGACACAAGTTATCACAAAGAAAAGTATGTTCCATTACAATTTGACTTCTCTAAATTTGCAAACCTTATGAAAAAGGTTCCGCAAAACAAAAAAACCATAGGAATTTTTGCCAGAGAAAGACTTGCATATGGCAGAAATTTGCCTGCCAAATTTTACAGACGTATGTGTCGCAGGCTAGAAAAGAATGGATTTAATATTATTTGGCTGGGCGAAAAGGTAAGCACTCTGCCGTGTATCAATAAAAGGTACTTTGATTTTACGAAGTCAGAATATGCTGATAATGTTGAAGCGTGCATGGCATTAGTTTCAGGTTGTGCTGCAACATTTCAAGCATGGACTGCCTCTACACGTTTTGCGCAAGCTACTGGTACGCCATACTGTTTAGTCGAAAGTTTCGATCAGCTTTTTGGAAGCGGACAGGAGGGAAAAAGAATAAATTTGCTAACCAAAGATATGAATAAGAAAAAAATTATTATAGCAAATTACAAAGATTCCATGGATAAGCTAAATTATTTTGCAGACCTTTGTGCAGATGAAACACAAAATTTAGCAATAAATGGCGACTCTACCGATGTAGTAGGCCCAGTGCATAACACGCAGTCTATCAGAGCATTAATAGAAAATAATGATTTATGGAAACTGATATCGTAGCCAAGTTTGCTAATAAAACTGGCTTTATAAGAAATAGAAGACCAAGCGGCAAGAATTTTGCTGCCAGCGATATAAATGTTTTTACTTTTTTTGGAGATATGCACCATACTATTCTAAGCGGGGCTTTATTTTTTGATAGACTTGTAGATAATTCAAAATACAATATTGTTTTAACTTGGCCCGGAATGGAATGTTTCTTCAGCACGGCTGATGAAATACTTACCTTGAGTCCCGACTTACAGTATGAAAAGATTTATAACAATGCAAACGACAGTAAAAACAATTCAGTAAACCATGATTTGATAGTAAGAACTGCTAATGAATATTTTTTGAATGTTAAAACAGCAGATAATTTTGTGGGATCAACACAGAATGCCATGCAAAAAATACTGGACAGTAATTTTCTAAACTATCAATATCACAAGTTTCTTGAGCAAAGTGGCAATTTCAAGTCTCCGCCTAAACAAAAAAAATCAGTGGTTTTTTTCCCGATCAAAGAATACAAAACAATAATATCAAATGCAGAAATTCCTGTTATATTCAATGATAAGGCATATAGAGAAATATTCAGGATTCTTGGAGACAGAGGTTTTCAAGTAGTTTGCATACAGAACAAGTGGACATTTAATTTGCAAAATGAGAATTTTGGGAATGTAGTTTTTGTAAACGAATATAAATTTGAAAATATATTGCAATGCATAAGAAAATATGGATGTTATTTCGATTTGTTCACAGACAATTCTATATTAGCCATGTTGGCGCAGGTTCCTGTGTTCTCGGTTAATTTACGATCTATATACAACAAATACAAAAGAGACGTAGAATCTTATATTTTCGATTTTGAAAACAAAAATAAGACCATATATTCATTTTTTGAATCTTTATTTAATGATACATCCTTGAATTATGACTATCTTATTAGTATAATTGATAGGTTTGCGGACTTTTATGAAGAAAGTAGTATTGGTTACAAACCGGATTTAGTTAAAGAAAAAGAAATAAACTTGGCTGGGTATATTAAACAAATAAACAGATATAAAAAAGCCAAGTTTATTTCAAAATGTTTGTTCACTAAAGAGAGAGAAAAAAAAGATGCGCAAGGCTAATATCAGAGTAGAAGCAAGGGATTTGGGATACAATCCTTCACAAGATGAGGTTGATCGTAATTTCAGGAATCTAATGGCCGCATTCAGACAGCAATGCAACAAAGCTGGGATTCTTAAGGAAATCAAGAAGAGAGAGTATTACGAAACTCCTAGTCGTGTTGCTAGGAAGAAGAAGAAGGAAAAGGAAGTTCTGCTATTAAAACTTAAAATGAAAGAGGCCTTCATTGAGCGACCAAAGATCAAGAGAAAAAGAGATGGCAAAAATTAAAAACATGAGTGTTGCCTTGGATGCTGATTTCCAAGACAAGCTCAAGAATTTGGCTACCTCAAAAGGTATTTCTGTAAGTAGTTTAATTCGTGAAACGCTGGATAAATATTTATTTGCGGACAATAATACCGTGAAAATTGTGTTTAATGTACCTAAGGATCTAAAAACAGATTCAGAAAAGTTGGGTATATGGCTGAATCAGAAATGTCAAGCAATCGTAGCGCACTTCAAATCATAAGAGAAGCTGTGTTATGTGATTCAAGTAAAATTCAAAGGGTTTCTGCCGATAAGAAATTAGATTGGCAGGACCCTTTTGTTTTAGCTGCTGTGGCAAAAAAGCTGATTCAGGTATGCGAAGAAAAAAATATACCTTACTTGCACGCAATAATGTTTGGTATGAATTTGGATTTATTTGTAATGAAATTAGAACAAACACATAAAGTTCTTTTGAATTGCCAATATGCTAAGACTGGTGAAAGTGGACCTTGTATTGAACACAATTATTATGAACACAGGAAAGATGGTAAATACAAGAGCTATTTTACGACCAGATCATATTCGGTTGCTGTTGTTGGTTTGGAAATAATTAATTTAAATAATCCAGAAATAAAAGAGTTGGAAATTCAGGCAGATGGTCAGGAAGCAATCACAATTCAACAAGCTGTGGATCTGCAAAATTGTACCTATCTTGAAGATCTAGGTGTAGAAGTGGAGACTTTTTAATGCCTTTAACCCATTTGCATGTGCTTGACGTTTGTAAAGTAGGCACAAAAAATCAGTGCAAGTATTTGCACGAAGATGATTTAGATGGAAACATTTACCATTGTTTAAAATTGAGCAGCCAAAAGAAGTATGTTGATGGCATGACGGAAAGTAAAAACTACAGCTCAGACCCTGCAGACCGTGTAAATTTCTCAAATAACGATAATTGCGCAGGTTATCCAATTTTGCATGATTTTTTTGTAGGTTATGACCAAAAAAAAGCTTGACACAAATTGCATTCGTAGTAATATGTGAGAGGTGTCTAGGATGACTGTTTTCATGGGAAGGGATTTCCAATGATTGAGAGTTTTGTGTGTGAAGATGTTATTGACAATGAAGAATTATCAGTAAATGAGGTTCTTGATCAGGATGGCGATTCTTTCTATCTGAATAGAAGATCATTTCTTGACAACTGGTACAACAAGACTGTTGCTGCTTATGCTGGCTCTGGCCGTGTTATTGGCAGAACAGAACTAACCGACAGAGAGTACGAGTTTGTTTTGGCAAACTCCGTAGTTAGCGGCATAGATGTTTGTTATTCACTTCTTAGCCGTTTTACTGTTCTTGATGATGAAGCACAGATTGGCATAGTCTTGCAAATGCTTGCATATTTGAGCGAGTGCAGACTGCCAAAGGAATATGCGGGCGGCTTTATTATTCTTATGGTAAAATACCATATTTTGCCAGCGTAGTTTCTCTTATAGATTGGATGAACAAGCCAAGCTATTATGAAATGAATTTGCATTTTATATCCCTTGGGAGTGTCCCTGTGGTCATTCCCAAGGATCATTCATTTCTTAAAAAGTATTTTAAAACAAAAATTCAAAGACAATTTTTGTTTTATTATTATGTATTTCGTGACAGCCACAACTTCCAACACCATGTAGGAGTACGTTGTGACGCTTCATTTGTTTATAAAATGACTGTAAAATTTGAATGGATCATGGCGCAATATAATACTGCAAAACGAACTTTGAATTTTGAATTGCTGGGAAAAATACAAAGAAGAAGATTAAAGCTTTTAAAAAATATGCTGTGAAAATAAATAATATATGCTAAGTTTTCATGATTGGGTTAAAAGTTTTGAAAGTAGCCCTGCTACTAGAAACAAAATGGCAGCTGCTTTAGGCCTTCAGCCCATGTATTCTGCTGATGTTTTTGGACATGCAACTCCACCACCATGGGTTGCCAAGCGCCTTCTTAAAAAGCTTAAAAAGCATAAGAAACGCAAGAAGAAAAAGCACTGATACTATAATTTGGTATGCCACGCAATTTTTTTGTAGGTCTTGGACCAACCAATTTTGTTCGCAAAAATGGTACTGTAGAAATATACTTTGTCAAGAATCCTACATCACACAACAAACTCTACATACCAATATCAGGCACAGAGGCCTTAACACCAGCTATTTATGATAACAATTCCCTGAGGTATGTGCTTTACGGGGAAGAAGTAATCTTAATAAAAAAATTTCCATTCGTTCCCTGTTTGAAAATCGATAATTTGGAACAGGTTTTCCCATTTCCAAAAGAATATGTTTTGCAAAAGCTCAATAAGAAAGAAAAAGAAAATATAAAAACAGACATTCCTTTCGATTTATTTCAAACGGTAGTGCTATGAAAAATGATCTGTTTTTTATGAGCGTTGCTATTTTAGCAGTTTGGAGAGAGCATGACCCCAAGTCGGTGCTTGGCGTAGTAATTAGTGACGAGGCCGGAACTGATTATGAAATAAAAATGGTAATAAAGAAAAATAATAAATTTGAAATGTTGTTAGATTTATTTGATGATTTCAGTTTTGATAATGCTAACATTTACATGACTATGACACCTTGGGCAGAACTTATAAGCGCTGCAGAAGCCAAAAATGTACAGAAATTACTGTATATTCCTACCACAACAGCTTTAGCACCCACGTCCCCAAACATAATAGTCCACCCATTCGAACATACCTTTGGAAGAATTATTGATATGTTATCTTGTTATAAACTGAGAGATCTAAGTATAAATAAGGTATGAGCTGCATACCAAATAATGTAAGTATACAAAATTGCAACCCAAACAATCTAAACTATGTTTGTGGTGTGCCAACCAATTGTCCAAACTTTGTCATCAAACAGCATGATACTCGTCCTCCTTTTCAGGTAGATATCACAGAGTGTGAAGCGCCTGTAGATTTGCAGAATTTGGTAATAGAAGCTTCAATGTGGGCAACTGCCAAATTAAAGTGCAATATTACTGCTGAAACAGCAGTTATACAGTTTGCCGACAATCTAGGTTTTCAACAAATAAACTATGACACCATCATTCAGATTGGAGATGGCAGACTATTTGAAAGAATGTTAGTAGACAAAATAAATGACATGGATAACTCTGTGACAGTTTACAGAGGGCAGATGGATACTGGAGCATACCCATGGAAAAGAGGAACTAATATCAAGCTTATTAGATTTCTTAATGCACCTGCCTTGGGCGAGTTAGTATATCAAAACGTCGAAGAATTAGACGGAACTATAAGGCCAAATGTGCTAACACGAAGCTCACTTATATACGAATGGAAGCCCGGTGATACATGTATGGCTGGTCTATACATTTTCGAATTTAAGATTTTGAAAATGAATATACCACCTGACCCATGTGCAAGTGGGGATATAATAATAATAACTGCACCACCTATTGGGAATCCAAATATGCCTCCGTTGAATGGTATGCCGACATATATGCCGCCTTGGGGAGGAGCAACTCCTTCTAATGCCATTTATAGTTTTTCAACAGCACAAACCCCAGTATCACAGGTTAACTATCACTGTGGCATTGGCGCAGATGTTGAATGGGTCAGACGTTGGCCAAATAACCGTGCAGGTTTCTTGATAGAGATTTTCCCCTCACCAACAGCCGAATAAGGAGATTTTTTTGTGATTTTAAATAGTAAAATTCGTTATCGTTTGAATTATCAGATTAGGTGTCCAGAAGTAAGAGTTTACCAAGAACAAAAACAATTAGGCATTATGTCAATCGAGAGAGCTAGGGTATTGGCTCATGACCAAGGTTTAGATTTGATAGAGGTTACTCCAAGAGCTAATCCGCCCGTTTGCATGATTGCCGATTTTGGTCGTTTGAAGTACGAAAGTAAAATCAGGGAAAAAGAACTAGCAAAGAAACAAAAAGAGGCAATCCAAGAACTAAAAGAAGTTCGTCTTACGCCTACAATTGCCGAGCATGATATCGAATACAAGGCAAAGAATATTGAAAAGTTTTTGACTTCAGGAAAAAAAGTTCAATTAACAATGAAATTCAGCCCAAGAGAATTAGCACACAAAGATATTGGCTTGGCTACAATTAATACGGTAATTGAAAAATTTAAGGAAATTTCAATAATCGAACAAGCTCCAAGGTTCAATGGCCGACATTTGAACTGCTTGCTCGCCCCCAAGGGTTAGAAAATGAAATTAGAAATATGGAAAAATTTCAACCAAGAAATTTTGCATTCCATAAATTCTTACAAATTTCATAACACTAATTTCGATGCATACTATTCCGTAATAGAATGTTTGCTGTCAAAAGCTAATCCAGAAACCATTTATGGCGAATTGGGTGCAAGACTTAAATCCTTTTTTACTCATGCTGATTTAGAGCATCCAGAACTCAAGATATTTTTGAGAAATCTAATCAGCAATGAGGCGATCAGGGAAATAAATGAAATCAATGATATTGCCTCTTTCTGTATCAGGAAAGGCTATATGAACTATTTGCCAAAATTAAAAAACATTTTATCTCATTTTGTGAAAAATAAATTCTTTTTAAATGGCAAGACTATCGGCAGTCCTTCTGAAACCAATACGCACATTCGTTTTATAAAGACAAATGATTTGTGGCTTTATAGAAAAAACAAAAAGTCACAAAAAATTAATGTAATAAGCGATGTCCCAACCGATATAGGACTGTTGCCATATGATGCACTATCTTGTTACCATCATAATTCTGAGAAAACCAAAAAATTAAGAGAAGACTTGTTGCATCAAAGAAGTATATTTGAAAAACTGCAATGCCATAATTTGCTTTCGGAAATTGACGAAGCAATAGATAAGTTAGATTTGGAAATAAATGGAACAAATATGGGATTTAGAAGGATAACCCTTAATTCCATAGGTTCTGTTTTGTTTAAAATGTTTGATTCTGTAAAAAATGTTTATATAATTCCTATCACAGAGCAAATTGCAAAATCTAATGAAGACATAGAAAAATTAGTTGCAGGATGTGACAAGTTTGCAGGATTTGGTCATAACTATGCTGTATTTGACCATTATGCCGCAATAAAAGATTTTGATGCTGATTATGGATTTCTGGTAGGCGAAAGAGATAGCAAGACTTATTTTATTGGTTATTTTCAAGGAGGTTTTGACAATGGCCAATGTTAAGACCGAACAAGTGCTCAGTATATTGAAAAAAGCTTATTGTTCTGGAGTTTACGGTAACATTGATTTGTGTGATACAATTTGTATTGAAATATTGAATGATTTTATAAAATCAGTATTAAGTGTCACCGAAGATAAAAAAGAAATTGATATTGATTTGTCTTCTAAAAATTCTTGGTCAACTGTAAGTATAGCTGGTGATTATCAGAACTTTATAAATTTTGATGCATGGACTAATGTAATAGTGCCTAACGGCACGACGATTTGATACTATAATATATTAGTCATCTTTTTAAAGGAAATTAAAATGGCAAAGAAGGAAGAAAAGTGCGAAGAAGGCACTTGCTGCAAGTCTAAATGCTCCGGTCAATTTAAGGTACCGGATGAAATTCCTCCAGTTACAGGCGTTAAACCCTGTGGAGCGCAAGTATTATTGGAGCTTCTGACTGTCCAAGAAATGATGGGCACCAAGCTTATTCTGAAGAATAACCAGCAATCTCATGCAGAGTATCAGGCCTATGTTATAGCCGCAGGCCCCACGATTGATCTGAGCATTTACGGCTTTAAGGTTGGCGACAGAGTATTGTTGTCTGGTAATGGGACACCAGTTCCTAACTATGACAATAGCGAGCGTGAGCGCATTTTGATGGACCCTTTTGCGATTAAGGCAGTTCTCACATAATTGAATGAGCGACAATCATTATGAAATACTTGAGCTAAGTCAAGATTGTAAACAAGAAGAAATTGACAAAGCTTACAAGAAATTAGCGCTTCGCTATCATCCTGACCGAAATCCGGGTGATAGCGAATGTGCTTCTAAATTTGTTAAAATACAGCAGGCATATGACGTTTTAAAAGACCCTGCCAAAAGACGCATGTATGATATGCAGTCGCAAGGTGGTGCCATGCCACACTTTGCTCATATGCATATGCATGATATGGAAGACCTAAACATCAAGATGTCTTCAATGCTTACCTTTGAAGACTCAGTGCTTGGCACCAAGAAAACAATAAGTATTTTCAGGAAAGAACCCTGCTTTGATTGCGCAGGAGAGGGACACAAGTCTTTTAACACGTGTCCTTTGTGTAATGGAAGAGGCAGTACGATAGCCCAATTTGGCGGTATGATTCAGTTTGCAACTATGTGCCCTAACTGCCACGGTAGAGGAAAATTAGGAGTAGATAAGTGCAAAACTTGTAATGCTTCAAAATATTTAACAGGGTCTGAAACCCAAATAGAAATCGCCTTCCCTGCAGGAATAATAAATGGAATGACCTTGTCTGTAAATGGAGCAGGTCATAAAGGAAAGAATGGAAATCAGGGCAACATCTTAGTTCAGTGTAATATTGTTGAACAAAAGAAATATTCTCTCAAAGGTCTAGACATTTTTTTCAATTTCGAAGTAGCATTTAGTACTATGTTATTTGGCGGCACAATTGAAATACCGACTTTTGAAAATGATCTTATAGAAATTAATATACCAGCAAGAACTCAAAATTTGACTAACTTTAGAATAAAAGGCAAAGGCATGCCTGCAATAAACAACAAGATGTTGCGAGGTGATTTAGTTGCTGTTGTGATTACCAAAGTGCCCACAGACACTGATTTTATTCCAGAGCTTCAAGGCATATTAGAGCATCATGGCATCTGAGTTTGGTTTAATATTGTATTGAGCGGCCAAACCGCTGTTCCCCAAGAACTTGCAAATAATTTTATCTATTTTACTAACGTTAAGAGATTTATCCATAGGCAGTCTTTGAAATGTTACCTCTAGCTCAGAATGATTTGGAACTATTGGCAAATCACCCTTTATCCTTCGGTATTCATCTACTGTCAGAAACATTTTGGTGCCATCTTTTAGCTCAATGTACATAGGATTCTTTTTGTCTTCGAATCTTACCACCATGGCTTTTTTCTTAATTATTGGTATGTTTACATTACTCTGGCCTATTTTTACGTCCGTGTAAGGAAGCTGAGGCTCAGGAATTCCTGTGAGATATGAGTCTGAATTACTCCAGATGTCTGGGACCATACTGCCAGCGCCAATACCCGGAGTATCGTAAGTGCTGTCTTCGAAAAATTTCTTAAAATTTAATTTCATCTCTACTTTATATATCGATTTGATTCTTGAAATACTACATTAAATCGAGGTGAAATATGACCGCAGAAAGAACAAATGCAAAATTCCATTTGGAAAATAAGAAACCGCTTAACGATTACGATAAGGCAATCAGAGCAATTAAACCTAGGATTCCAATCTACCTAGACAATTGCTTGGCATATGTCAACAACAAAGATTATCCTCCTGAAGTCAAAAAAATTGTAATTAAAAGACTTAAATCTAATACTGCTAATTTATTCAATGACATTTATCCTAAACTTGATAAAATGTTAACTCAAGCTGCTATTGAAGTATCAAGTAAGAAAAGCGGCATTGTTAAAAAATTAAAAAGTTCTGATGTCACTCAAACACATGTTTCTGCCGACGATATGGACAGCATTTATGATTCTTTACATGTTGACCCACAATCTGAAGCTTTGCAACCAGACGAAGAACCTGTAAATGAAGGGGAACTAAAAGTTGATCCGCAAGAGGAGCTTGTTGATCCGGAAACTGCTCAGCAAAAAGAGCTTGAGCAGCAAAATGCTGCTATGGAAAATTTCTAAAAGCTTATAATTCAACAGACACATGGATTTAAAGTATTTTGCCTACAGGACTCGTAAAATGTCTAGTGTGGTAGTTAAAATTGTTGCTGAATCAACGGAATTTATTCCAGTATTTCACTCTAATGAAGCTGCTGGAGCTGACATTAGAAGCAGCATAGATGCGGTTATAGCGCCAAATAAAGTTGAAATGATTCCTGCTGGTTTCAAGTGTGAAATACCAGCAGGTTACCATGCTAAAATAACTGCCAGAAGTTCTATGGGGAAAAAAGGTATTATTGTCCCTAATGGACCGGGAATAATTGATAGCGATTACAGAGGTGATATTAGGGTATTGCTGCTTAATCTTTCAGGTGAACCATTCGAAATTAAAAGAGGCGATAGAATAGCACAATGGTTGTTAGAGAAAAATATTCAGTATGTTTGGCAGGTAGTAGAAACTCTAAATCAAACAGATAGAGATCCTGCTGGTTTTGGTACTACGGGGCGAAACTGATATGAAAGCATACATGTCTATCATTGTAGGACAAGAAATTGACGGAAAGAACCTTGTTATAAAGGTTGAGAAAGTGTCCTGCAAGAAAGAAGTTATAGATCAGCTTTTGACTGCTGGAAGAAATAACTGGGTCGAAAGGCACAAGGTTCCAGAAGGAGAAGTGCCTATGTATTTTTCACGTAATGCACAGGAGATTCTTGTAGAAGATGTCGAGCATAATCAACAAACTTGATCCTGACAAACCGCAGTTTGTTCTAGACATTAAGAATCATATTCATGATTCTGTAAGTATAATCGTTATTCACAAAGATAAACCTGAATTCTTAAATATTTGCCTGCAATCAATAGTGGTTATGTCCGCCAATAACAATTATGAATTAATAGTCGTAGACAACAATTCAGGACCAGAAACGCAAGAATTCTTAGATGAAATAAAAGATCAAGTTAAAGTTGTCAAAAATAAAGAGAATTTGTTTTGGAGCGCCGCTGCAAACGCAGGTGTAAAAGCTGCTGACCCGCACACAAGATACTTTATATTTCTACACTCTGATGTGGTAATTTTAAATCCTGCTTGGATTGATTTGTTGATAAATGTAAATGACACAAATAATGCCGGAATGGTAGGGTTGGAAACCGCATCGTGTTCAATCTATAACCAAACCGCTAGCTTTGTACAGGAATGGTGCGTTCTATTTACCAGAGAATGTTTTAGCAAAACTGGAGGGTGGCCCGAAAATTTACCTTTGATTGGTCATAGTTTTATTATGACTATGAAGGCACAATTAAAGGGCTTCAAACCTCAAGTTATGCAAAATACTATCGCCCACCATTACAGAATTTTTGGTATTGATATCAACGAATATGAACAACAGGATCTGATGTCAAAGACCGCTTTGCCACAGGCTTATATGGATGCTCAAACAAGAAGCTTTGAAAGTGTGTAGATAAGGTATGCGTAAAAATAAAAAAGTTGCTAGAAAAACCAAGGTTGAAACCGAAGTTCAAGCCCCAGTAAAAAAAACTGCTGGTAATTTTCACATAGAATTCAAAAACCAAGCACAAAAAGATGCTTGGAAAACTATTGAAAAAAATGAAATTACATTCCTTATAGGACCAGCTGGATCTGCTAAAAGTTTTATTAGCAGCGCTTTTGCCTGTAGCGCTATTTTGACAAAACGGCAAAAGAAGATTCTGCTCACTAGACCTATTGTTGAGGCTACCGCTTCAATCGGTTTTTTACCGGGTTGTCAACCTTTTTCACAAAAAATAGCCACTCCAAGTGGCTGGACCACTATGGGTGAGATAAAAATTGGAGACAGAGTTATTGGCAGGGATGGTATGCCAACAGAAGTGTTAGGCATTTATCCCAAGGGCGAAAAAGATACTTATAAAGTAACCACATTTGATGAAACTTCAACGATTTGCTGTGCGGATCATCTTTGGTATACTCAAACAAGAGAAGAAAAAAATAAAAATCAACAAGGACAAGTAAGAGTAACTAGAGATATTATTTCTGATTTAGAAAATGGTGTAAAGCATTTCCTTCCTAGAAATGAACCAGTGCATTTTGATAAAAAAGAATTGCCAATTGCTCCTTATACATTAGGAGTTTTATTGGGAGATGGGCATACAGAAAAAACGCATGTGAGATTTGCCAGTGCCGACCAAGAAATTGTAGACAGGGTAAATAATGAAATTAAACCCTTTGGTTTATATTGTCAACAGGCTAAAAAGCAATATAGTAAAGCTTGGGTTTACACGCTATCAAGTATAGATGGATGTTGGCAAGGGGCAAGGCCTGTAAAAATTACTGAAGTTGATACAAATAATGTTTACTTTTTTTCAAGTAATAAACAAGCACTTGATTTTGAAAAATGCAAAAAGAAAACTTTGTCTACTAGAGTTTTTTACGGTGCTGTTGTAGACGGTTACAAATACGAAAAACACGGAGAACCTTGGAATAATCCTATTTTGAAGTGTTTGCAAAATTATGACTTACATCATAAAAAGGCATGGGATAAATTTATTCCTGATGATTACAAATATTCAAGTATCCAAGACAGAATTGATATCTTAAGGGGTCTTTGCGATACAGATGGGCATTGTCGAGAAAGAAGTAAAGACCAAGTAACATTCTATACTACATCGATAAGGCTAGCAGAAGATGTAGTAGAAATAGTCAGGTCTTTAGGCGGCAAAGCCAAATTGAGAAGCCGAGATAGAAGAAATGAAAATAATAGGAATATTGTTGCCAGAAGAATTTCATATGAAGTTTCAATATCCATGCCTGATAATATTAATCCTTTTTATTTAAAAAGGAAAGCTGAAAGGTTTAAAGGGAAAAATGTTTCACATCTTGAGATAATTTCAATAGAAAAAGTCGGGCATGAAAAAGTCCAATGTATTAAAGTTGACAACCCTGAGCATTTGTATTTGACGGACAACTTTATTGTCACCCACAATACATTTGAAGAAAAGGTAAATCCCTACATAACACCAATTTATGACGCTTTAGATGAATTGGTTGGTCCTGTTGGATTCCAAAGAGAATTAATTAACAAATGCATTCAAATAAGGCCGCTAAATTACATGAGAGGTTGTAATTTTAACGACGCTATTTGTTTGCATGATGAAGCTCAAAACAATGATTTTAAGAGTTTGTTGCTTTACATTACTCGCCTTGGCAGAAACAGCAAGATGATTATAAACGGCGATCCGGATCAGTGTGACATTAAAAACAGTGCTCTTATGGATGTGATTCGCAAACTAGAGGGTTTGGAAGGAATTGGGGTTGTAAGATTTGGCTCTGAAGATATAGTTAGAAATCCTCTTATTAGTCAAATATTAGATAGACTGAAAGATTAGTATCTTTGGCGTCGATATTCTATATAATAATAGGATATGAATGCAAATAAATTATATATAATTGAAACCTTTAGCAGTAGGTGTTTTTAATGCCTACTTGTTTGAGTAATTCCGGTTTTACATACGGTTATGCGGTTACCGCATTATCAAGTCCAGCAGATGGTTATTCATTTAGCGGCGATGGCGGATCTGGCATAGATGGAATTTTGCGAATTGATTTTGTTTGTGCATCCGGTAATGTTGATGTTTCTTGTACCAATAATAGCGCTGAAACATTAAATGTATTTCTAAATGGTAATTTATACGATTTTATTCCGCCAAGTTCAACCTTTAATAATACTTTCGCTATGGTCAACGGCGATTATGTTGAAATTGCGTATCCATTTTCAAATTATACTGCCGGCGACATTTCTGGAACAATACAGCTTTCACCAGCTACTCCTACACCTACAGTGACTGGTGCTGGCCCTACGGCTACTCCAACGCCATCGCCATCTGCAAGTCCAAGCGCAGCTACTGCGAGTCCGACACCTAGTCCATCTGCAAGTCCAAGCGCAGCTACTGCGAGTCCGACACCTAGTCCATCTGCAAGCCCTTCAGGAGGAACGCCTACCCCTTCCCCTTCTGCCACTTTTGCACCTTTGCCAACACCTCTACCAACTGGATTAACATTATATAATTGGGGATATAATACTTCGCAACAATTAGGAAACAATAGTACGGCGAATGCTAGTAGCCCCGTTCAACTGGGAGCTTCTGATTTATGGCAATCAGCAAATTTTTCCCAAATAAACGGTTGTTTTATAAGAACAGCTAATAGAAGTTTGTGGCTTACTGGTGCAAACAATAATGGACAGCTCGCACAGAATTCACAAACAAGTTTCGGTTCACCTGTACAGGAAATAACTAATTCAAGTTGGAATTCTGCTGTTCCCGGCTTCGGGTTTTTCTTGGGAATTAAATCTAATTATACTCTGTGGAGTTGTGGTGACAATACTTATGGCCAGCTAGGCAATAATAAATCTGTATCAGCAAGTTCTCCTGTACAAGAATCAAGAGGATTTGCTGATTGGGTGTTCATAGAATCTGGATATAGAAGTTCTTATGGAATAAGAAATAATGGCACCCTGTGGGCTTGGGGATCAAATAGTTATGGCTGTTTGGGTATAAATGACGATACGATTGCATCAGTTTCTACACCTGTGCAAGTAGGTACTGACAACACTTGGGAAGAATTAAGCTCGGCAAACTATTTTTGCATAGCAACAAAAACAGATGGCACCTTGTGGGGATGGGGTTACAACAACTTTGGACAGCTTGGTTTATCGAACAAACTGTCTCGTAGTAGTCCTGTGCAAATTGGTACTTCAACATCATGGTCTAAAGTTAAGGTTGACTATAATGTTGCTTATGCTTTAAAAAATGACGGTAGTCTTTGGGGATGGGGTGCTAATGGATACGGCAACCTAAATCAAAATAACGTTTTGGATCGTAGCTCGCCTGTACAAGCAATGTCTTCCTGTATTGACTTTAGTGTGGGTTTTACTAATTTTATTGCAATAAATACAAGCAATGACTTGTTTGCATGTGGCAACAATATATATGGTAGTTTTGGACAAACAAATGCAAGCACAAGCAGTATTACACAGATAATATCTAGCAAAAAATGGTATGCTTTAAGTGGTTATACTGGGGGTAATTTTACTGCTACTTTCGGAGGTTTTGCAGTTGCAAATTCCACAACCCCTACCCCCACTGGATCACCAACACCGCAACCTACAAATAGTCCTACGCCAGTGCCAACTGGTTCCCCTACTCCTCAACCCACAAATTCACCCTCTCCACAACCGACTAATAGCCCCACACCTAGTCCTTCGACTAGTCCTAATGTTACTGCTTCACCAACGCCGAGCCCGTCTAATAGTCTTAGTCCGACGCCATCTCCTTCGCCTTCACCTAGTGTAACACCAAGTCCAACACCAAGTCCTTCGCCTTCACCAAGTGTAACTTCAAGTCCAACACCAAGTCCTTCGCCTTCACCAAGTGTAACTTCAAGTCCAACACCCAGTCCTAGCCCTAGTCCTAGTGAATCTCCAACGCCGACTCCCAGCCCGAGTTTTACTCTTTCTCCTACTTTAACACCAAGTCCCACGCCTACTCCGTCGCCAACTCCTCCTATGGAATTATGGTTGTGGGGTTCCAACAGCGGAGGTGGTCTTGGCGATAATAGTATTGCAAATAAGAGTTCTCCAGTTCAGACTGTAGCAAGAGGTAGTAATTGGGTATCGGTATCGGGTTCTGCAGACACTATTTCAGACGGTGAAACATTAAGTGCTGGTATTAAGTCGGACGGAACCCTCTGGATTTGGGGGTTCAATTACAACGGTGCCTTGGGAACAAATGCTGCTGGCAGCAGATCTAGCCCCGTACAAACTGTTGCTGGCGGCACAAATTGGAGATCCGTAGCATGCTCTGAAACCAACTACTCAATAGCAACTAAGACGGACGGAACTTTATGGGGTTGGGGCAGCAACGGAAGCGGCCAATTAGGCCAAAATGATACTGCCCACAGGTCTAGTCCCGTTTTGATAAGCGCAGATGCATCGTGGACATCTAATATTGCTGTAGGATCGTCTTTTAGTTTGGCTATCAAAAATGATGGCACTTTGTGGGGTACTGGTTTAAATTCTACAAACAAACAGTTTGTAACAACATTTGTAAACACATCTTCAATAGTACAAGTAGGAACAAATAATAACTGGTCACAAATTACAGCAGGCGGTCAGTTTGTCACTGGTATACAAAATAATGGCACTTTGTGGTCTTGGGGAAACAACCTTTATGGAAAAATTGGAAACAATACTGGCACCGGCATTTATTCTAGCCCTGTACAGATAGGAAGCAATACAAATTGGTCTAAAGTTGTAAACGGACTAAATCATACAATAGCATTGAAATCTGATGGCACGATTTGGACTTGGGGCAGAAACAATAATGGCCAATTAGGCGATGGAACAGTTATATTAAGAAGTAGCCCAGTACAAATTGGAATCGGTACCGACTGGATTGATGTTTCGGCGGGAGCAACATTTTCATATGCACTAAAGTCTGATTATACCTTGTGGCTTTGGGGATTAAATGATAGAGGTCAATTAGGGCAAAATAATTTAGTATCTTACAGCAGTCCTGTGCAGACAATAGCCGCATCTACAAGGTGGCTATTATTGGGAACCGGATTTAGCAGATCTTTTGCACAGGCCTTAGCTGAGCCTTTGCCAACACCTAGTCCTTCACCTAGTCCTAGTGTAACTGCAAGTCCAACACCGAGTCCGTCACCTTCACCTAGCGTTACGGCAAGTCCAACACCGAGTCCTTCTCCTAGTCCTAGTGTAACCGCTTCTCCAACACCAAGTCCTTCACCTAGTCCTAGTGTAACTGCAAGTCCTACACCGAGTCCTTCACCTAGTCCTAGTGTAACTGCAAGTCCTACACCGAGTCCTTCACCTAGTCCTAGTGTAACTGCAAGTCCTACACCGAGTCCTTCACCTTCACCTAGCGTTACGGCAAGTCCAACACCAAGTCCTTCGCCAAGTCCTAGTGTAACTGCAAGTCCAACACCAAGTCCTTCGCCAAGTCCTAGTGTAACTGCAAGTCCAACACCAAGTCCTTCACCATCACCTAGCGTTACGGCAAGTCCAACACCGAGTCCTTCTCCTAGTCCTAGTGTAAC